CGGTGGTCGCCGTATCATTGGTGGGGTATACCGAGACCGGCAAGATCGAGGTGTGCCTGAAGCGCGTCACCGGCCGCACTATGCGCTTTGAGACGCATTGGGTCTGGCCTGACGGCGGGCGGGGAGTGTACTGCCTGCCGTCAGAGTTATTCAAAGCCCCAGAAATGGGAGCAAGAGCAGAGCGCAGATGAACACGGCCGCCCTGACCGCCCTCCGCTTTGCCCTGCTCCTAGTCGTCGCTACCCCCGGAGTGTCCTCGCAATATGCGCCGGGCAAAATGGAGCGCGTCATTACCTACCGGCAGACGCACGCCACGGCTTACCCATTGCCCACGCCGTTGCCCGCCGCCGATGGGTACATTGCCGTCCGGGATTGCGCGCAGATTGGCCGCGTGTGGACTGTGATTCACGCCGGGCGCGCAGAAAGACTGCTCGTGGTGGATTGCGCCGGCGACGCGGCCACGGTCGCTTGGATGCAGCGCGGCAATGTGCTGATGGAAGTGGACGGGGCGACGGCGCAACGGTGGGGGACGGTGGGGCGCGGGGCGCGGGTGGTAGTGGTGACGGTTTCGGGATATATGACACATTCTGTCATATTGACTGTCCCGGAAATGGGCTTATAATCAGAGTATAGCGGGTGAGGCTGGCAACCTCCGGTCGCAAGGCCGATAAACCCGCCAAAGGCACGAGGTTAAAAAATGGCATTTCTGTTTGTTACGATCAAGACGGTTTTGGGATGGGCAGCCCTTTGGGGCCTGCCAAAGCCCCGGTTCACTCGTGCCGGGCTGTCTATCCCCAAGCCGTCTTTTTTGTTGCATAGGAGATGACCATGCCAGAACTCAGGATCGGCGATGCGGTTATCCACCCAGAAACGCATAAGCCCGCCAAAATCACCAAAACGCTTCACGATAAAGCCAGATTAGAAGACAATACCTGGCACAAAATCGGAGAACTTCAAGCGGTTTCGAGTTTACCCACTACCCTCCCACCCCAAAAAAGTCCCCGTCTCAAGGCCGAGGAATACCTATCCATCCTGGCGGACCTCGGTTATGAGTTTTCATTAAATCAAATGGACGACCAGGTATATGCCAACGGCGCGCTCCTAACTGATGTAACCGCCGCCACTATCCGCTCTAAAATGTCAGATTTGGGGCATACCCGTTTCAACATCATTGAGGACGCCTATATCCGAGCGGCACAGTGGCGACCATTCCACTATGTCACCGATTACCTGGGTGGCTTGCAGTGGAATGGTAAAAATAATATTTTGGAATTATGCGACAAATTCAAGGACGCCGATGGGATGTTCTATTTTTTCTTGCGGCGGTGGTTGGTGGGAACGGTGGCGAAAGCTTACACTGGCGCACAAAATCCGATGCTGGTGCTGGATGGCGCGCAAGGTATTGGCAAGTCACAGTTTGCGCACTGGCTTTGTCCTATACCTCAAATGTATCTTGACGCAGCGATTCACCCCGAAAATAAAGACTCGCTCATATCCCTGATGACGCGCTGGATTTGGGAGGTGGGGGAGTTGGGCAATACCACCCGCCGCGCCGACCGGGACGCCCTAAAAAACTTCCTAACAATGGAACAGGTAACTGTGAGAGTGCCTTACGGGAAACACTTAATTTGCAAGCCGGCGCTGGCGTCTTTCATCGGCACAATCAACTCCGATGGCGGCGGCTTGTTAGACGATAACACCGGAAACCGCCGTTTTTTGATTGTCGAATTACAGTCAATAGATTGGTCATATTCTGCTCTGGATATTGACCAAATTTGGGCCGAGGCCAAGTCAGCCTACGACGCCGGCGAGGATTGGCGGCTTGACGCCGGCGAAACGACGCAATCAAACAACATAAAAGAGCGGTATGTCATTCAAGACCCGCTTGAGGATTGGTTGGAGAAAATATTTGAGATCGACCCTGGCAGACAGAATGATTCTGAATGGAGCATACCTACCACGGATATTATTGACGCGCTCCACATGGCGGGCTGGCGGATGAATACTCCGAAAGGCGAGTCTATGGCAATCTCTACAGCATTGCAAAATCTAGGGTTGGTCAAGCCAACTAATAAAATTATTGTGAATAAGTTGCAAGTGCGCGGTTATACTGGCATAAGACGGCGCATTTACAACCAACCTCAGTAAATCTCCAGGATGGTTATTTTTCGTAAGATTTTACATTACTATGGAGAAACCCGTATTTTACTAGGAAACCAAACAACCATAACCAACTAACCAACCAACCAACCTTTTCCTTTAATTAAAAGTAAAAAAATAGAATTTAAAGAAATAGTATGGGGATGGTATTTTGGTATATATAGAAAACAGTGGGTTTGTTGGTTATATGGTTGAGGTTGGTTATTTTTAGGAGGCACACAATGGAAACCGCAACTGACTTAATTCGTTACCTCTGGCGCGGCGGGGCGTGGGGCTTTATCTGGGTAAAACCGCCGAAAGTATCCTACTGGCGCGCCGTCTCCGAAGTGCCGGAGCATTTCAAGGCCATCGAACGTGACGTGTACTTTGGGATTCACCCGGCAACAGCCATCCCTACCCATAATGCCGAGGGCAAGCCCAAACCTCCGGAAGCAGTCCGTTCACAAATCCCCTACATCGCCGCCATCAATTGCCTGTTTGCTGAGGTTGACGGGACGCAAAGCGACGGAAAGGACACAGCATTGTCTAACGTGCGCCTGATGATTCCGTCCCCGTCGGTGGTCATAGACTCAGGCGGGGGGTATCATTGTTACTGGCTATTGGAAAATCCGCTTGTCCTGAGTGACGTTGAAACCCGCGAGTATGCCCGGAGGCTACAAGCGCGTTGGGTGGCGTATGTCGGAGGCGATCCGGGCGCAAAAGACCTGGCGCGCGTGTTGCGCGTTCCTGGCACTTACAACTGCAAGGCCGAATATGGCGATCCCCATCCCCTAGTGCACTTCGAGCGGATTCTGAATGTCACCTATTCCTTGCACCAACTTACCGGCGTGCTGCCCGCCGAGAAACCACGCACGCCCCGCCCCGCCCCTGTAGCCACGGACTCGACCATTCTTGACCGGCAAGCGGCGCTCGTGGCGCAAGCTCCCATCCATAAACGGAACATCGCATTAAACCGCGCCGCTTACATTCTGCATTTCGCAGTTGAGAATGGCATTGTAGACCGGGCGACCGCCGAAACCGTCTTACTGCAAGCGGCACTCGCGGCGGGCCTGCCTGAGTATGAAGCCCTGAGAACTATTTCGAGCGGCCTTAATGCCAAAGGAGGACTATGACCATCTATCAAACCGCCCTGGCCAGCGGTCTGGCCGTGCAATTCGACATTCAAGCCGGCGCATTTGTCGCCGCCGTCAGTCTGCGCGGCGATGACGCCATTTATACCGGGCGCGGCCTGACTCTGGACGAGGCTGTAATTGACGCCCTGGGCGTGATGGATGCGGAGGCTAACAATGCCAGCTAAAACCGGACAGGAACAACTCGACGAGCTATTCCCCCGCGCCACTGCCGTCGACAAATCATCCTTGTGGATAGACTACTGGCGGAATATGTGTCCGCCCGACCTGCGCGGCTTACAACCGCGCCACTCAGAGAACGGTGGGGAGTATCAGTTTGCGCGCGAGGTTGGACGCCATTGGCGCTTTGATTGGTGCATCGTGGAAGCGCTGGTCGCCGTCGAGGTGGATGGTGGCAACCGGATGGCAAAGTGGTCGTCCAAGCTCCATCAGTGCGTGGTGGTGGGACGGCACACTCTGGACGCCGACTATGAAAAACTCAACGCCGCCGCCGCCCTGGGCTGGCGGGTGTTCCGCTTCACGCCGGGGATGTTGAAGCGCGATCCTTACGGCTGCGTCCAGATGGTGGCGGGGGCAGTCACAGAAGCCACGGCGGCGCGCCAATGACCGCTGCCGACATTATCCCCATCCTCCAAGCTACCGGCGGCGCGCTAACCCAAGACACCCTCCGTCAACACACCGGCAGTTACCAGGCCATCCAAAAATATCTATCTTCCCTGGGGCTGGCGCACGTCGTAAAACGCGGGAAGCGCCCCGTATGGACGCTGACCGCCGACCTGGAAAGCACCTGCGCCGCCTTGCGCCAACACGCCGCCGACCCGGTAGAAAAGCGGCGCGTTCATCGCCAGTGCGCCGCGACCGTTGCGCGGCACACCGCCCGGCATTGGATGGTGGTACACGACCCGGAAGAGCGCTTTACCAGCGCCGCGCGGTTCGGCGTGTCGGACTTGCGCCGCCAGGTGGGGCAAGTCACTGAGTGGTATGAATGGCTAGTGCCGGGGATGGTGTTGGAGCACGACCGCACCGGCGCGCGGCTGTACGTAGACGGCGACGGCGTGCATAAGCTGGATGGTGTAGAATGAGCGCTCCGGTCTGTTTCATCATTGTGTCCTGCTATCCTACTTATGCCGACATTGCGCGGCTGGCGCGCGCCATCAGTTATGCCGCCCGGCGCAAGCAGGAATGGCGGCGGCAGTATACTCACAAGGTTGTACGTGAAAGGAGCAAAAAATGAGCATCTTAACCACCTTCAATGGCATTCAGTTGGACGCCGCGGAGTACGCCGACCTGCGCAACCTGTTGGCGCGCGTGGTGGATATGCACCCGGTGGATGGTGACGACCTGGGGCAGCGCGCGCGGGCAATGTTGGCGCGGTTGCCCGCGCCGACGCCGCGCAGTTATGGCCTCCCGGAACATTCAGAGCCGCTCCCCCGCCCGGCGCAGCCGTCGCCGGCAGAGTGGTGGGAGACGCGGGGAGAAATGGAGGGAGAGCAATGATCGTCAAACAGCATTTCACGGCGCGGGAATTTATCCCCAACGATGTCACGCCTGGCTATCGCGAGTATGCCGAGGACGCCTTAAAAAGAGCGGTAGTCAACGCCATCTATGATAAATTCGAGTTCGGCAAGAAATACATTGTCGAAACCGCGCGCCAGGTCAGGGTGATTCACGCCGAGGATGCGCCTTATGGTTATGGCGACGGCTTGGAAATTTCCATCGTCGGCTACATTGCCGAGGTTGAGGAATGACCGAAACCACACTAAAAGCCCCTTTTGTTTGGTTCGGCGGCAAGTCATTATGCTCCCCCGAAGTCTGGCAATCCCTGGGCGACGTGGAAAATTACGTTGAGCCTTTCGCCGGTTCGCTGGCCGTGCTGCTAGGCCGACCGACTGCGCCGCGCACAGAAACCGTCAATGACCTGGATCATTACATCGTCAACTTTTGGCGGGCACTGCAACACGATCCGCAAGCCGTCGCCCATTACGCCAACAATCCCGTGAATGAAGCCGACCTCACGGCGCGCCACATCTGGCTGGTGAACACCGGGCGCGAGCGCATCGCCCGCACTCTGGGCGACCCGGACTATTACGACGCGCAAGTGGCCGGGTGGTGGGTGTGGGGTATTAATTGCTGGATTGGCAGCGGGTGGTGTACCGGCGACGGGCCGTGGGGTGCGGTTGACGGGAAACTAACCCGCATCGGGCGCGGCGGAGTCAGTAAAAAGCGCATCCACCTGGGCGACGCCGGGCGGGGCGTGAACCGGCAGCTCATCCACCTGGGCGACGCCGGGATGGGCGTGAACCGGCAGCTCATCCACCTGGGCGACGCCGGGATGGGCGTGAACACAGGCGAGGCCGAAATCCTGGCCTACCTTGACACCCTCGCCGCGCGTCTGCGTTATGTCCGTGTCTGTTGTGGCGACTGGCAGCGCGTCGTGACGCCCGGCGCATTGTCTTACGGCAACACCGTCGGCATATTCCTCGATCCGCCCTACAATACCGACCTCCGCGACGGGACATTATACGCCAGCGACAAGGAGCACGGCCACGTCAGCGCCGCCGTCCGCGAGTGGGCGCTGGCAAATGGCGACAATCCCCGGTATCGCATCGTCTTAGCCGGGTATGCTGATGAGCACACCCTCCCCGGTTGGCGACAAATCCGCTACACGGCCCGCCGCGCTTACGGGACAAACGGCAACGGCAACAGCGCCAACAATCACAACCGCACTCAGGAAACATTATGGCTTTCGCCGGGGTGCGTTGACGCCACCCCAGCGCAGGCCGCGCTATTCCCGGAGGCGCAGGAATGACCCGCCGTTGGGCTATCGAGTTCTGGCCGTCGCCGCTGTTGCCCGGCGTCGTTAAATATCGCCACGCCCACCAACGCACCGACCCGGCGCGTTCCATCACCGCCGCCCACTTTCCCCGCTTGCGTGCCTGGTGGGAAGCCGAGTATGGCGCGCCGACTGTAGCTGTTACCGCCGCAGGGCGTACCACACTAACCTTCACGCCGCAACCGGGGCGCGCATTCCGCCTGTCGCCGCCGCACGATTGGGGACGCTATGTCTACCGGGAAGAACTGGGGATGTTCCGCGAGTGCGATGGATGAAAATAGTAACGTTTGTCATATTGACTATATAGCGATTTGGTATATAATGATTATAGAGTTTAGGAATATTCAGAGGAGACGACGCAATGTGCAAACACGATCCGCTTTACCGGCAAGACAACGAGGCTAACGGCGGCGCAGGTTGCCCGCTATGTGCAGCGCAAGGCCGCCGCAATATGACGCTGGCCGAAATGGCCGAGACGATTCTCCACAAGTGGGAAGATGCGCACCCGGAGTTGTTTGTAGAAGGCGCTGTAGCAAGCCAGGAAGACTTTGACGATGGCGCGTGTATTGTGGACATTTGCGCTGATTGCGGCGTAGACTGCGCGGACTTCACCGCCGCCATTCTGCCGCAATCGGCGGCGCATCCGGTAGGGGCAGCGGCCTTCAAGACGGAGCATTACGAGCGCATCTTACCGGCGTTTGAGCCGACAAGCTACGACTTCACGTCCTGCAAGGTTGGGACGTGGGTGCAACGACATCAGTGAGGTGACGCAATGAAAACGCAAATTAAGAACGATGTAATCACCAGAGACATAACCATTATTTGTCTTGAAGAGTACCTAGACCTGTCAGACGCCGACGCACGGCGCGCCGCCGAGAACGAACTGCTGCGCTTAGGAGAGGCCGACCGCTGGTATTTTGACGGCGTGAAACGCGAGAATTACGACGAGGTAACGGTTCACTTTACGCAGTAAGCAACCGCGCCGCCCCGCGCCAACTATCCCCGGAGGGGGCGGACTCCGGGCGAGGAGGAAGGAATAGCAATGTTCACAAAGGCAACTGGAATCAACAAGAAGCTCAAGGTTTTAGTTTACGGGCAATCGGGCGCAGGTAAAACGCACTTTGCGCTAACATTCCCAAGACCGGCAGTCATTGACGCTGAGGGTGGGACTGAAATGTTCGGCGGGCGTTTTGACTTCGATGTCCTGCGGACTAAGGACATTGACGAGGTATTGAAGGCGGTCGAATCCATCACACCTAAGCAGTATGATACGGTGGTAGTTGACCCGATCACAGTTCTATGGCAGGTGACGATGGAAGCCGGGCAGATGGCCGCCGAGAAACGCGCTATCCGCCAAAAGCGCAGCGCAGATGAGGCAACCTTGACCCCCCGTGATTGGGGTATCATCAAGCGCAAAGTCAACGCGCTGTATACCCGCCTCGTGAATATGCCGACTCACGTGGTAGTCTGTGGGCGCATCAAGGACATTAACGAATCACGCGGCACTGAGGTTGTCAAGGTTGGCGAGCGGGTGGACGCCGAAAAAAGCACGGAATACCTTTTCGATGTAATCATCAAGATCGAAATTGGCAAAGATGGGCAGCGGGTGGGGATTGTCGAAAAAGACCGCTCTGGAAAGTTGCAGGGCAAGCGCATTGTCAACCCATCATTCTCTTCTCTTTCCGAAATCATTCAGGCCGCCGCATCTGGAAACGCCGCGCCTGTAGCTCAGGACAGCGCGCAGGTAGCCGAAAAGATGGCCGCTGAGTTTGACGAAAAGCAACCGGAAGCCGCGCCAAGCGGTATGGCCGACATTGAAGCCGCCGCGGCGAAGAATGTGAGTAACGCCTTCCTGTCCCCTGCCGCTGCTATTCAATGGGGATTCGAGCAAGGCGCGTTCAGGGTGTTTATTCACGCCGAAAATGCTTATGAAAAACTCAAGCGTGAGCACTCCCCAAAGACCGCTGAGGAAATGGCAACGTTGTGGCGCGCCGATGTGGCGCGGCGGCTGGCAGAGAACGCGCATGGCGCGCAAGAAGCCCTGGCGGTTTAGTTCACCGGTGGGGCGCGCATACCGAAAACGCGCAAGGAGCAAGGCGATGATTCTCGAAGTTAGTTTTTCGCTTGAAATCCCCAAGAGCAAACTGCTCGCCGATGCCGTCCGCGAGCTTGAGGCGATGTCGCTTGTCTGCCATTTCCCGGTGATAGACTTTCAGGTAATTAGCGATCTGGATGATGACGATGAACCGGAAGACGACACCGCAGCCGCCTACCGGGAGCGGCGCGGCTACGAGCTGGATATGTGGGCGGCATTACAGCAATGACGCTCTACAATTGGGGGTGGCTTCCAATCATCCCCGTCACCGATACCGGGACAGTCCCGCCGCATTTCAGATACGTGCGACGGCGGGAAAACGGCACGGCGGTCAACCTAGCCCAAGTTGACTGGGTAGAGGAAACTGGCAGCGATGGCGAGGACGAAACCCGCCCCGCCGAACACGACGGTTGGGTGAAAAACGATGATAATAGTAGAACGAGTTTATAGAAACCGTCACGGCGCTGAGAAAGTACAGATCTCCATAGGCGCAACGCTGTATACATTCGACGCAGATGAGGCGGAACTGCTGGCGCGCGACATTATAACCGCTCTGCGCATTTTCCGCACAACACCCGTTGCCGGCGACGGGGCGGGCGCGCAAACTGGCGATGGCGAAACCCGCGCAGCGCCTGAACGTTGACGGTTAGGCGGATAAAATCGAGGAGGAAGTATGTCACACAATACAATTTATATTGTTTGCGGTAAACCGTATAGCTTCACGGCGCTGGTTGACTTGGTTTTTACGTTTGCGCCACTGCGCGACGAGTTGGTAGAAATCGCGTGGCACAGAGAATGTTATTTGTCGGCGCACCGCCTAACACCCGTTGCAGCGGAGGCGGCTTCGGAGACTTCTGGTGATGGCGACGGTGAAACCCGCCCCGCTGAACACGACGGTTAGGCAGAAAAGGAGGCGTTCGTGAACAAACATAATTGGATAGGAAATTGGTTGGCGGGTGCGTGGGGCGGTTGGTATTGTTCTGTGTGTGGAAAATGGAGCGTGAATTCACCTTCGTGTAAACCAGGGTGGGACGGATGTAAGCCCCGCACAACACCCGTTGCAAGCGACGGGGCTAGTGGGCAAACTGGCGATGTTGAGGGCGAAACCCGCCCCGCCGAATAGGAGCCAAACCAGAATGGACATCAGAACCACAGTCCGCGAAATCGAGGCAGAGGTCAGAAAACTGGCGACCTCCAAAGACGAGCAGATCGCCATCCTCAGCGGTGCGCAATGGATGGCTGTCGGGGATGACTACAATCTGGCGGTCTTGACGCTGGTAAAGCGGCGGATAATCAGCAAGCCTTATGGGGGGAACGCAGACTCCGACGAACTGGACGCGCTCACCGCCCCCACCCGCCGCAAGCCACGCCGCCCACGCAAGTCTAACCGCAAGCCCCGCGGGACCGCCCCCGACACGTCACTCCACCTGGGCGATGAACGGCGCGCGTGGTTGAAGGCAAATGGCGGCCTTCAACCCACCATCAACAGACTCGTTGATGCGGCAATGCAAGCAACAGGTGAATGAAATGAACTGTGAATATTGCGGTAAGTCCATTACATCGGAGCAGACCTTCGGTGAAGTTGGTCAGTCATTATGTTGGGGCTGCTGGCGTGAGGCGTGCGCCAACTCGATTGAGGCAGTTATGGACGAACTTTCTCGCGACCAGTCTTTCACCTGGCTCGACTTGTCAAAAGATAAACTGCCAGATGTGACGCGCGCTTTTGCGGTCTGTCGCATTTGTGGCTATCCGGTTTATATTACCGAAATTTGCGAAGTAGACTCAAGCGGCGCGGTAATGTCTGGCGGCCTTAAAATTGATTGCTCATCCGCCCCAGATATGGATAGCCCGCATTGGAGCATTTGGCACGCGCGACACTGGCGTTCCCCGTATGTGGATTGGCTGCCATTGGAGCATAAAGTGCTACGGTGGTTCAATACTTACTACCGGATAAAGAAATTGTAGCCAAAGCCCCCCCCCGTAACCAACCGGGGGCTTTTTATTGCGCTGTCACTACGATGCGCGCCAAAGTCCTGCCGTCCTCAGATAGGTAGGCTTGCGCCTTCACCGTCACGCCGAACCGCTCGCAAACATCCCGACGCAAGGCCTGGATAGCTTCAATTTCCCGCTGTTGTTTGTCCTTAGTCAAAACGGCGCGCGCCGTCGCTACATCATAATCCGGTTTTGCCTCGCTCATACTCCCTCCGTATACCGCGTTAGCCCCACCGCCGCCTCATAAGCCGCCAGGCAGTTTTGCACCCACGTCAAAAACGCCGTCCGTTGCGCGGCCGTCGTGGGTGGGGTAGGGTGATCGTTCCCCACCTGCGCCCCGTCTGCATTGAGAATTTTCAGATCGGTGTGAAACGATAAGGACGCGGCGGTCAGGATTACATCCGGTTTGATTTCCACCACGAGCCGCACCGGGTAATATTGCGTCGGGGTGAGGTCAGTCACTATGCTCATAATTTCTCCTAATCGTACAACGCAAGATATTTATATCCCACGCCTTGCACTTGCACGCGGGCTTTACCGTAGTAAGCGCCGAGCGCCGCCGTGTCCAGCGGATAGCCCGCGCCCACCGTGGCGATAAAATTGATAAATTCCTCACTGAGATCGGCCTGGTCTAATTCTAGCACCGGGATGGCGGCAGTAGTAGAGGCTTGGTCAATAGTCAATTTTCCGGCTTGGGTTATGGTGTTGATTCCCACGTTGCCGGAGACATTCAAGGATAGGCCGGTATTCATGGTGGCCGCCGACCCTACCGCGATCCCGCTGTCATAGCGGATACGGAGAATGTCGCTCAATTTTAGTATGTCAAAATTTGAACCCGCATCCAGCGAGATATCATCTGCTCCGCCGTGCCGATAGATGTTGAATCCGATTACGGCGGTATCGGCATTGGGAACGTATGCCGAAAGGCCGCCAGCGCCCGACCCCTGAACTAACATTTGACTATCATCCGGAAGTCCGGCAGCGTACAGATGCAGTAGACCATCGGGTGTGGTCGTGCCTACACCTAGATTGCATCCGCTAAAATACGCATAATCCGTTGCCCCGCTTGAATCAAAAATCAGGCGCGCCGTCGCCGCGCCATTGCCGATGTACCCGGCGTCCGGCAGCGCGATTGTCCCAGTCGCGGCAATTACAGCGACGCCCACGCCTAAGCGGTCTACCCGTAAATCGCCATCCGCGCCGCTCTTGAGCAAGGTACTGACGTCGGTATCGCCGTCGGCGGTCGCGGTGATAATCGTAGTCTGCGCCGCCGTGATGGGTACGGTCAATGTCAAGTTTGCCGCCGCCGCGAGCGTCAACACCCCCGCGCCGGATTTAATAAGCGTGGCGGCTTGTAGTGTGTTGGTGTCTGTCACCCACTCCGCGATCCGCCCCGCCGTCCCTGTTCCTACCGGGAAAGTACCGGTCTTGGGCAGCGTGCCGGTAAAGCCGCCCAGCGCCAATGTGCCGCCGCCGGTGATGCTGGTGTCGGCGGCGATAGTCAGCGCGCCGGTGAGGGTCAGGGCTTTGGTGTCCGTCCCCGCCAGCGTCAGCGAGTTTTGCACCGTCAAGGTCTTGGCGGCGGTAATGTCCAGGAAGCCGGTTGACCAGGCCACGTCCGTGCCGTCGGTAGTGATTACGGCGTGATTTGCGCCGACCGCCAGGTCTTGCCATTGCGCCGGGCCGCCGACAATCATATCGCCGCGCGTCCAATCGGCGAGGTTGGCGATAGGGATAGTACCGCCCGTCCCAATGACCTCCACTCCGTCAATAAAGTACGTCGTTCCGCCGCCGGTGACTTCCGCCCAGGCTTTTATGTTGACCCGCGTTTTATCGGCCATCTATGTGCCTACCCATTTATTGGAGTCCAGATTGAAAATCACGAGATTGGTATTGTTCGGGGCGGGCCGGAAAACGCTCGCCAACTCCACACTCGCCACACCGCGCGCCCCCCCCACGCCGTCGCCCGCCCAGCGGCGGGTCACTTTCAGTGTGTAATAGTTGCCGTCCACATAGGCAAACTGCGCGCCGTTTTGCGTCCCGATGAATGTCAAGCGCAGATATTGCCCCGGCAACAAAGCGGGCGGCAGGTTATACACGTCGGAAACAGTATACTGCTCGTAGGTGTCCTTGTACCTGGCCAGCCTGGCCTTCGCTGCATTATAGAGCGTCGTGGCGGCGCGCTGTTGGGTAGCGTAGTCCGCCGCCGTGTCGCCGGGCCCAATCCAACCGAACTGCGGACAGGCCGCGCGCTGGCCGTGCGCCGCAATGCTGGCCGCGTCCAGCACATAAAAGCGGGGCGACTGGATTACATTCGCCCCCGCCGCATAGGTATTGACCAGGTTGGAATTTACCGTGATACTCACGCCCGCATTGATGCTCATAATCGTCGCGCATTCGTGGGCCTGCGTCCAGTCGCTAGAGTTTCCGATGAAAACTTCTTGTCGCACTGCAAAGCCAGTCGTGGCGGTGACGGGAATAATTTTTTGCCCGGCGGCGGCAGTGTCGTCGGTATCGGTAGCGCGCCCGTAAGTGCCGAGCGCGCCATCTACTAAAATATCTGTAATGGTGGTGGGCGCATCGCGCAAGTCAAACCCATCTTTGCCCACTGGATACAAGCGGTTTTCAATGTCCGCAGAAATCTGCGCGATCTGAATGTTGCCATAAATCCCGGTATAAGTCGTGTCCTGCCCATACCGCGCGCCGTCTACGTTGATAATCCGGTAGCCCGATGCCGCTGCCGCAGAAAACACGTCCAGAGCGCGGGTGCTGGCGCTCGCCGGCCGGAAGTGATGGCCGATTTGATTGCACAGATTGATGAGGGCGCTCAAAGCAGTTTCTGAATTGAACTCAATGGTTTGCGTCGTGTAATCCGCCGCGATTGTGACCGTTCCCTGCGTCCAACTGGTGCCATACAGCAAGCTGTTGAGGGTCGTGTCGTTGCCGATGATGACGCTGGCAGTATTCTCGTTGTCATAAATGGCCTTGTCGCCGGTATTGGCATAGTTCAATTCTCCGAGCAAGTCCGTCCCCTCCAGCCGATAAACGGCCTGGCCATCTTGCGTGTCTATCGTCAGGGTTTGCAGCGGGCCGGCAAAACTCGCCTCAGTGGTTTTAATGGTCAATACCCGGTCGTTGAGGAGAATGTCCTCGGCGCGGGTATCTATCGGCACGGTGATGGCGATGCGCCCCGCCTTGTCTAGCTCCGTTGTGTGCTCGGCGCTCAGGACTTTGTACAGCGGGCCGGCGCCTTGCAGTGTGCCGGCAGCGGTCACTTCAACAAATAGGTTTTGGACGCTCATAATACCTCGGCGTCGTAATACTCGTAAGCGACGGTATAGTCCTCGGTCGTGGTTTGCGTCAAGGAAATGGTCAGGGAGTTCGCGCCGGGCGTCAAAACACACCACCCGACTTCGGTAATCGGCGGCGTGCGGAGAATCCCGCTATAGGCCGCCGCGCCATCATTAGTGGCGGTATAGGTGGCGCTGTCCAGTATCAGGGCTTTGGTTGCCAATAGCGAACCGTCCCACGTCACATCGCTGCCGCTCGTGCCGTTTTGCACCCGGAAGCCCGTAATGGTGTGGGTGAGGGCGGTCAGCGTCCACTTGACGTGGGTGGGGGCGCTACCGACATTGTACAGCGTGTACACCTTGCTCCCTGCCTCGGTACGGGTTTCAGACTTCACGTCCATATTGTAGAAAATGCCTTCCGGGATCTCGAACTCAGCTTGAATCTTGACGCTGCGCGGGTTTTTGGCTTTGGTGCTCGTCACAACGCTGGCACTAATGAGTTTAGCCCACGCCCAATACACGCGCGGCTCGGCCTGCGCAGCGGGCGCGGCGCTGGTAACGGTCACGTCCAAGTCAGTGTTGCCCGTCACCGAAGTTTCGTTGCTGGTGCCCCAATAGTATTTACTGGCCGTCGCTTCCGCCGCGTCGTAATACCGGGCGTGTACCCGATATGTCCCGGCTGGTACAGAGAAGGAATAGCCCGGCGTCCCGCTGGCGATAGCACTGGTAGTGGCTAAAATTTGGTAGTTGGTATCATAAAGCCAGACCGGGCCGGCAACTTGTACGGCGCTTTGTAGGATTTCACCACTCAGGGTATAAGTCGCCGGAAAATAGCCGTCCGGCGGGCGCGGGCGGCGATAGGCGAAAGGGGTGCTAGTAAGGTCAGTAGTCCGAATTACCCACAATTTAGACTGCGCCTTTTTCCAGAGGTTGCGCACCAGGTCTTCGGCGGTGTCGCCTGAGGATGAAAAAGTGGTGTACATAATGTCGGCTTCCGTGCTCACTACCAACGGCTCAACCGGCCAGCGATAAGCCCCGGTGAAGTCGTAAGCCCCTGACCCGCCGCCGACCGCCGCCATTAAAGGCCGCCGCGCCGCCTTCCAGTTATCCACCTGGTTAAAGGCGCGGTAATTGTCGCCCGTCAGGGTGTTGAGGCAGTCCGTGAAGTAATCGCCAAAGCCATAGACAATTGCCATAACTCACCCCAGTACCGGCAGGCGCTGCCCGTTGCGCCGCATCTGTGAAATGATGGACTCCCCCACCGTATTCCCAAAGGCTTGTGGGTTAGTAGTCCCTGGCGGCACGGTCACATAAATTGCAGTGTTCCCGCCCGTCAGGTTGCCAACAAATTCTTGCAGCCGATCCAACGGAATGACGGCCTCGTTCCCGCGTTCCCCGACCATCGCCAGGGTGGGTGAAGTGACGATCCCGCCTTTAGCCAACTTGGGGATTATGGGAATCAGCTCAATTTTTCCTATCCCCACCTTTTCGAGCATATCGTTGACCACTACCAAAAAGCCATTGATGTTGGTAAATAGGCTGTTCAGCTTGTCAATGATAACGTTACCCATCCCCCGCACCGCCGTTTGCACCGCCGCCATTACGGTCGCTCCGAATGTTGCCGCCATTTCTTGGACAGTAGCGAAGGCGGTTGCCAGCGCGGTGGGGATGCCTTGAAAGAAGCTGATAAGCGCCAGCGTCCACTCGGTCAGCTTGTTAATCATTGCTTGCAAGACGTTGCTCTTAAACTCGTTGAGCTTATTGGCCCAAATCGCCAGGTAGCCCAGGACAATCGCCACAATCATTATGAAAGTATCTTTAAGGGCGGTGAACTTATCCTCCAACCATTTAACGATGCCCCCCGCCTCATTCACTTGCGTCATAAAATCTGAAATAGCCGGGACAGCCACGTTTACAAACCAGTTGGCAACGGCGGCAATGGCGGCAGCCAGGTCTTGCGCCAGCAAATCCACGAACTTCTGAAATTCTGGCGACTCCATTAAATCCGCCAGCTTTTCCAGCGCGGGCGTGATGGCCTTCGCAATGGCAGCCAACACCTTGTTCTTGACGCCATCGAAAGCCGCGCCCAGCCTGTCCATCACCGCCCCGAAGCGCGTCGCGGCGTTGGTGGATTCACCCAATGCCCCGGTAGTGTCTTCCAGGGCGTCCGTCGCCACGTCCGCGGCGTCCGCGGCGGCGTCCGCTTGTGAGGCGGCGGCGTCCGTCACCCGCCCTTGCGCCATCAGGAAGCCTTCCCCGACTTCTCCGAACGCGCCGAAAGCGACCTTTGCCTTTTCCGCCGCCGCGCCGGTCAGGGTTGCGGCGTTATCCAAACTTCCGGCGGTTTCCGCAGCACTGGCCGCCGTGTCTTGCATCCCGCCGCCGGCCTTGCCTGCCGCTTGCCCCGTCTTTTCCAGCGCGTTACGCATCGCCCCCAGGCCGCGCACCGCGCCAAAGGCCAGCCCCGCAATCGCGCCGATCCCGCCCAGGAGCAAGCCCTTCAACGCACCGCCGACGTGCCGGGCAAAGCCTTGCACGGTGAGGAGTTGCCGCCCAAACCCCAGGGCCGCACTCCCGGCGCGCGCGAAAGCCCCCACCAGCGGGCCAGCCACGGCATTGGCGAGATTGCGCGCCGCCCCCGCCAGACCGGTCAGGGACGGCTTGGCGGTGACGAAATCCCCGACACGCCGTGCGGCAGATTGCGCCGCCGCGCCGATCTTGTCAAAGACCTGCGAAGCGGTTTCGCGCGCCTTGATGAGGATACCCACTTCGTTCATTTATGCTCCAATTCGGCCATCAGAAATTCACCGACTTGCCGATCTTCATCTGACGTCAGTTTTTCGCCGGCCTTGTGTTTAAGGCCCAGGCGGTAGGTGTCGAGTAGCGCCACGTCCCGCAACAGTGCGCCCAGGTCGTGGGTTTCCAGTTCCCACGGCAAGCAATGAAACCGCTCACACAGCGCCACGACCTGCGCGCCCCAATCGAGTACGCCATTCCCCCAGGCCGCTTCCCAGGCGGCCTGCTTCAGTTTTTTGACGGGAAGGCGATATCCACATAGAGGTTGACGAGATTTAGCACGTCGTCAAAATCCAGTTCCCGCAAGACCTCCGCCGACGGTGGGGGCAACGGCGCGCCGTCCGCGCTCTCCAAGTCCGTCCAGTTCCAGGCCACAATTTTGTGACTCAGCAAGTCAATGAGGGTATCAATCCCGCTGGCTAACTCGGCATAGTTGTCGGCCTCGGCCTGAATGGAAAATCCCAGCATTGTCCGCATATTGCCCGGCGTGATCTTGCGCTTAAACTCTACCCACTGCCCCGCCCGTAACGGCTGCTGGTCGCCGTCCTCGGTCGGGTAGAGCAGGCCATCACACGGCGCTTTGACGGTCTTAATGAGCTTGCGCATTTTACGCAAACCCCAGGGCCGTCAGGCCGTTGGAATCGTAGGTGGTAAAGTCGGCGTTTCCCGACACTGGCGCCGAAACGCTACCCTCCGAGTTGTAGGAAGTGAAGACGACATTGCCATAAAAATAATTGGCGGTGTCGCTGCGGTCGGGGTAGATGTAGAGCGGCAACTGTTGTCCCAGGGCGTCCACCAGGGTGCGCTTATCTTGATACTGCCAGGCCGAAAGGCTGCCCGTAGCATCCTTCATCCCCACCACCTTGCGCTTCCAGGCGTCGCCAAATACGGACGCCTCCACCACATCGGCGGTCATTGCGACTGACCAGGTATTCGCCCAGGAAATCGCTACCCCGGAAACGTAGATATACCCATTTTTGCCGTGAATCGGTTGTGTATCTGCCATGTCAAATTACCTCCCTCAGTAAAGGCATAAGAATTTTATCGGCGCGCGCCGCAAATGTGCAACCTTGCACCGCTTGCCGCGCCTGTGCCGCGCGCGCGCGCCGTTCCTCTGGATGTACCAGAAAATAGTTAATCTTGTCTTGTAAATCCGCCGCGTCCTGATAGATAGGAACGCTTCCCCCAAACAGCGCCGCCAACTCCGGGCGGGTGTTATCACAGAGTTGAAATGCGCCGCACGCGGCAATCTCGAAGGCGCGCGGGCCTAAACTGTAAGCGGCAGTAGGCGCAATGTCGCCCGTATCGCCGCATGTCCGATGGTGATTCAAGGCGATCTTCGTGCCGCGATAGTGCGCCGCCAACGTCGTGTTGTCCAGGATGTCGGTAGTATGCACGGCGTCCAGGGTGTAGCCGGTGATGGTGACTCCGGGGCGCCCGAAGAGCGGCGCGAGCAGCCGTTCCCGTTCCGGCCACAATGTGCCGTGAAAGAACACGTCTGACGGGACGGCCTCGCCGTCCGGGCGGTGAATGTCCGGGTCGTATGAATGCGGCAGATAGCGCACGGGCAAGGCTGTCGCGGCCGCCAACGGCTGGACGCTGTAGGCGTCATTGGTCAGGCAAGCCGTCACCCGCCCCACCTGCGCGATGGTGGTTTGCGTCGCATCAATGTACGGCGATTCTGTGAGTAATAGTACGGTCGGGATATGCAATCGGTGAATGAGATCGTAGGCCCGCCGGTGTAATGCGCCGCCCGCGACCACCAACACCACATCGGGCGCAAACTCCACCACGTGCGCCGTGACGTGCGAGGCCGTCCAGTAAGCCGAATCGTCCAACCCCCGGTGTTGCTCTGGGTGCAAGGTTTGCCAATGGGTAAAGGATTTGTTATAAAATCCTAAAAAATTGTGATAGAAAAAGGCGTCCACCACTACGTCGTTGCGGGCGTGCAAGGCTTTATAACAGCCTTGCGCCACGTCATAGGTGCTATGAGTTGCCCCTGGGTACAGGATTAGGATTCTCATTGGTTGATAAAATCCGTTACGGAAATGGCGATACTTGCCCGGTGAATCAACTCGCCACACCACACCCACGGCTCAATGGCCGTCACCTGCGCTTTCGTGCAATCGTAGTGATAGGCGGACGTGTGCAAAGTCGCTGCCGCGTCCAGGGCGTTGACCACCTCCAAGACCACACTCACGGCGGTTTCCTCACTCGGCACGCTGTTATGTTGCGGGTCGGCAGAGGGGTCTTGCCAAGCAAAATAGCCGTAAATCATAAAATTGTAGGTGCGCAACAGCCCGGCGTTAAATTCGTTCCGCTCCTCAGCAATGGAGCGGAGTTCCATATCGAAACCGCGCAACACATCCGTACCGCCGATAGTGGCTTGAAACAAATCTACCAACTTCTCTCTCAGCAAAAAATGCCGCTTGTAGCAATAGACGTTGCCCGCGTCGGAAATGCCGGAAACCAGGCTGCAAATATGCCCGCGCGCCAGGCAATCGTAGACCGCCACGACGTGCGTATCCGTGGCCGTGCCGATCACGTTGGAGGCCGTCAGACTGACGGTAACGCTGCTCCCCGCATAGGCCGCGCCCCATTGGTAGACCGCCGCCGCCGTGCCTTGCCCGCTTTGCAAGCCGGTGCTTGACCAGGTATAAGTGATCGTGCCGGTGGCGGTAGTGGGGGCATAGGTGGCGGTGAGGGTAACGTTAGTTCCGGCGGTGACACTCGTGTCGCCTGCGATAGTTACGCCCGTAATAGCGATTTGGGTACTACCCCCGCCGAAGTCGTCAAAGGTGATAGACTCGTCTGCGCCGGTTGCAATCATCCCCATCCCGACATATCCGGCACTGGCATAGGTGGCGTCAGTTTTGGTCAGGGCGGTTTGCCAAGCGCCGTTGTAATAGCCGTACACGGTGAGGGTAGAGCCAACGGCGCTTAACCACAGTTTGTCGTATAGTACCCCTGTCAACACTGATTCCAATAGCGTCTCTGCCCCGCTATCTATGCGCGCCAACGACACCACCCCGGAAACGTTTTGGTAGGTGCAATAATAGCCGGAGACATTTCCCGTTCCCGGTGAGGTCAACCGCACGTATAGCCGGTGATAAGGCGCGGAGGGATAAGCGAGCGTGCCATAGGCTTCTTGGTCTGCGCCGAAAGTGCTGGCGTTGTACCAGGCGGTAGCCGTAGCGAACTCGGCGTGGTTGTACACGGTTTGATTGGACAGGTACAGCCCCGTTTCTTCATCCATATCGGGATTGATGACGTGTGACCAACTCCCCGCCAGCGGGGACTCATTGGCGCGATCAAAGGCGTCCAGGATGCCTGTAACCGGTGCAGCCATTAGCTAAATGCCTCCACTGCGAAGTCGCCAAGCATCCGCTGCCACAAGTCTATGGCGGCCTGGCGGCGGGCGTCGAAACCACGCTTAAACATAAACGCTCCTTGCGTACCTTTGCGGTAGATGGTTTCTGCAATTGCATAAGCCACACCTTGCGCCGCCGCCGGGTCAACTCCCAACTTGCGAATCACCCAATATTCCAACTCGTCCACTGGCGGGCGCGTGCCGGGCGGTTGCCCAAACTCCACCGCATACCCATAAACAGCCGGGGTGGACAACTTGCCGAGCAATTCGCCCTCTAGCGGTCTACCGTAAACCTCGGTTGCCAAGCCACTGCGCAGGTTGCCGGTCGCGCCGACGGGCGTCTCCACAGCGACGGCTTCCTCAAAGATATTAAGACCGGCCTGCATCGTCGCCAGGATATATCGCGCCAAAATCCCGCGCGCCGCCGGGAACTGATTCGCCAGCGCCGTGAGCGCGCCGGTATCTACACTAAGCTCGCTCAAAGTACAGCCCCCAGGGAATCAAGCCCGCCGGTTCGAGTAATGGCTTGCGGGTAAAGCCGCGCCGCGCAAATTCCGCAATCCAGAAGCCTACCGGATGCACATTGCAATGGGTGGGTTCGGTTGTGTCGTGCGGCGTGGAGGAGAATAAGAGCGCGTCCCCGGCATTACAGAGGTTATCCAGCGCCGTCGCCGTGCGTTCCGGCGGGATATGCTCCAAGACCTCCAGGCAGATGACCAGATCGGCGCGTACCCCCTGCGGATAGGCGGCGGCGTCCGCGACATCCCCCACCCACGCTATTCCCGCCCGGCATTGTGACACGGCATACTCCGAAATGTCAAAGCCAGTGGCCGAAATCCCGCGTGATTGGAGTGCGTCCAACAAAATCCCAATGGCGCACCCCACCTCAATGGCCAGCGTAGGCCGGATGAAGTCCGCGATGAATTGCGCCAGGCCGCCGAAAAACCGCCCCCAGTGGGGATTATCACGAGTGTAAGCCCCGCCGGTGTAATGCTGAAAAAAGGCCGCGTCGTAAGCCATCAGCGCCCCCGATGAAATATGTATTGCCGCCCCGGTTGCCATTCAGGGCAGGTGTCGAGGTTGGCGAAAGCCGAGGCTGCTTTCTGCCGCCCGGTAGTGGCGTCGGCGTCCGGCAGTCCCATATCCAGGCGGTAGGATTTACAATACTCCGCACCGCGTGCGCTAAATTCCTGCGCTTTCGTGGTGTTGGCGGCGCTATCTACCCCTAAGGGACTGTCGCCGATGCGCGAAAATTTAGCCGCAATCGCCCGGCACGCATAGCAGGCCGCCAGCTTGCTGAGGGGGTAATAATGCTCGTTGGGAATGTCCACCGCCGAGACTGTGCCGGAAAACGCATAAGGCAATGTGAAGCGGATTCTGAAAGCCTCAGTCGCCGCCGGGCTGGCCGAGATGAAGCGCAGATAATGAGTAGTGCCTGACCAATAGTCAGTATCATAATCCGTGTTTTCCAGGAAGGTCGGGGTTTCGTCGCTGGCAATCGTGGCCGCCGGGTATTCTACTGATAGCACTTGGGAAAAGCCGTCGCTCCACCCGGTGAAGCTGGCAAAGTCGTAATAAATCCCGCCATCCCCCGTCACGTCCAGGGCTTTGATGTCCGGGAAATTCACGCCATAGCTCGCCAGCGCGTCTTTGATCGGCGTCTGTAAATCCGTGCTACTCAGGTCTTCGGTAGAATCCGAGGCCTTAATCAGCACTTGCACGGTAGCGACAAAGGCGCTCATTGCAAATGAGGTCATTTGGTATACTCCTCGTGACTGCCGAGCATATCTATCAGGATATGCGTGTCCAGATTCACAATGTCCTGGTTGAGCGGTGAGGCTTCAGCCCCGCCAAATTTTGTGGAGACATTGGTAACATCCCGGTACAAGCGGATTTGCACAATGTCGCTGAGTTGCCCATACCCGACTGGCGCGGCAATGTCGGTAAAGGCCGTGATTTGATTAAGCGTCCCGGTTGTCCATACGGATTTGTTGTTTGACCACAGCACTTCAGTCCAGGCGGTGGTCTTGGCCGCTCCTTGTTTTTGCCAACGGTAAGCCAGCAACCAGTTAGGCATATCCGCTTCAGTTTGCCACCAATGAAGGTGTGGGCTAATAGCCGTCCCGGACGCCCAATCGTGGTTCAGTTGCCAGTTCGTAGTGATGTAGTCTGTCGGATAGCGCGCGCTGGCTTTGGCGGTCACGCTGGCCTCGGCAATGTTTTGCTGAAAATCCCCGGCGGGACTGGTAATCTGCGCGCCGGTAACGCTTTGCAATTCATCCCGGTAACAGGTGGCTGTACCAAACGCCTGCCCCGTGCCGGTGTAATCCCAAGCCGTGTAGTTCCCCCCGGCGACATTACCAAAAGACGGGCGCGGCGCAGGCACAAAAAAGATGACACCATCAGTAGGGTGGCGGCGCAAGACATAAGCACACCACAGGGTAAAGCCGCTGGTGGGCGGCGTGTTCTGTAACCCTCCGGCCACAGTGGGCGACAAATACAAAAAGTCGCCTTCCGCCCATCCGGGCGATTGCGTGTCAAATCCGCGCACCATCCCATAGGTACAGACAAACCCCTCAGTATTCTTGGGGATAGGCATTGTGGCGATACCCCGCGCCAACGCCGTGCCGATGGCATTTGCCTGCGATAACGCCCCGGTCGGGCGATAGGATACACTCCCCACCGGATAAACCACAGCCCCGTTAGGCCAATCGGCGTCGGTATTATTCCGCACCAATACCTGGTTCTCTTGCCCCACCTGTTGTATTACCGGATAATCCCCTCCCACCTGATCAATGGAAATAGTATCGTCCGTATCATCCCAATAGGCGCGCCCAATGGCAAACTCCGGAGAAACGCCAGTAGCAAAGTCCACATAACTGACATTTTCCAGATAGGGGATATTGACGTACCCGATACTCCCGGCCATTTTAGAACTCCAGGGTATACACCGCGCTATCTATTTGCCCGGAGGTAGTGCCGACTGTGCCCGCCATTATCTGGATTTGCACTACCGGGACTAACCGGGACAACGCAAAGGGGAGTAGGATTTTTTGATCGGCGTCTACGTTCAATTCCATATACTCAGCTTCGACCGATACCGCCGACGCCCCTACTGTTTTTATGGGGAGCGTAAATTCATTGGTCGCGGCCAGTGCCGTTTTGCACAAGGCCCGCGCGCGGACGTTGGCGCTATCGTTAATATCCACTTCCAAAAACACGCCGATTTCATTGACGCCGGTCGTTTCGATTTCGCCGCCCAAATCAGCCCAGGCATTGGTTAGATTCTGCGCGGCGCTGATGAGCGTAGTGGCCCCACTGCCTAAAGTATATCCCGACATATTACCTCCGTGCCTTGCGGGGTGGTTTGGATTTTATAAGCGCCGGTTGCGGCGCAACACTGACAACTGGCGGCGCTGCCGGCGGCGGCGCAGTCGGCGGAGTTTCCGGTTTGGGTTGAGGTAAGTCCGCCGGGTTGACCCGGTGCTTTTTAGTGCCGCCGATCCCGTAGTCTACCAACAGAACAATTGTGCCATCTTCCTCAATGCGCGATGTCGCGATCTGTGCGGCGCTCACGCCTAAAAATTCACTTGCCAGTGTTACCGATGGCGAAATTGGCATATCCATATGATTTCACACTTTGCGGGAGGCTCTTAGCCCGCTGGCCTAGATAGGCGGCAAAATCCGGCGGCGCGCCCAGCTTTTGCACGGCGTCACACAGAATTGCCGAAAAAATACCATAGTCACGTAATGCCATTCCTTGAATAGCTGTCGTCGCCGCCTCGGTATACCTTTCCGTATAGAGCAAGCCCATCGCCAACAGGTGCATCACGTGGGCGGCCTGCTCCGGGTTATTCTGGATTTTCGTCAAAGCGGTTTCGGCGGCGGTGACGGCTTCGGCGTAATTGCCGATGATAATGCAGTCCTGCGCCAGGTGCTCATAAATCCGGGCGGTGTCATACCCGATTGCAATCGCGGCGCGTTCCAGGGTGATATTCTGTTGAATGCGTTCTTGCTGTTTCTCTGGGCTGCGCGATTGTTGGGAAACCTGCGTCGCGTGGGTAATCAGCGCCTTAAGCGGCTGCCCGTCATTGGACTGCCAAAACTCGTGAATGGGGGATTCCCATTTGCCAGTGCCCGACCGGTAAGCCCGCGCCTGTTGGAAAAGCACATTGTCGCCATACGTCACCACGACGGCATCCACCCCGGCGGCGTCCGCCTTCTCGATGGCGGGGCGTAGGTGTGCCGCGCCCGTCCAGATGTCATCGGCGTCTACCCAGAACTGCCAAGTGGTATGCAACATATCCGAAGCCTGTTGGCGCGCTGCCCCGAAGTCACACAAGCGCCCCGTGGCGTCCAATGGGCCGGTGTAGTGCGCCAGGTTGGAAGTGTATTCGGCGGCAATCGCCTCGGTGTCATCGGTAGAGACGCCGCCGAATACGATGGAAATTTCATCCACAAACTTAACCAAAGGGTCAAGGGCGGCGCGCATGGTCGCCGCCCCATTTCTTACAATCATCGCCAGGCCGATAGTCGTCAAGGTTATGCCTCGCCGGTCTCGAAGTACAGTTCATACCAGCAATTGGCCGCCGCCGTCGCCGAAGATCCGTCATAGTCCAGGGTGATGGTAATCAAGCTGTTGGCGTTGTTGCCGCAAGTGCCGGCCTTTTCCGCAGCGGTGGGGTCAAGTGAAGCCGGGTCGCCCGAATCTCCCAACACTTTGGCGGCGATACTCAGGCCGCCCGCCGCGCCGCTGATAGCTACCGTCGCCGATGAATCATTTTCGGCCGCGCCCTTGCCGCCGATGTACGTCACCGGAAAGGGATATTCAGCGTAGCGCACGGCATTGGCGCTGAGTGTGCCGCTGAAAAACTCATAACGGGTGATAATGCGTTCCTTCATCTTCTAGCCTCCTATTGATTTGCGATCTTGAGTAGTTCTAACCACTCGCTGTCCTGATAGACGAACATCGCCACGTCATACTGCCCCAACGTGATGGCGTTGCCGTCGCTGGTGCGGATGTTGGTGTCGGCAATCGTGATCGTGTTGGCGTCGTCTCCAATCAAGGTCAGCGTTTGCCCCTCCGATCCCACCGCGCCGAGAGTCATAGTCACATTGCCGCCGCTGTCTAAAGCGTAGACCATTACAGTCGCGGTCAACCACTCCCCGTCGGTGATGGTCTCGTTGGCAAACCCGCCGAGCAGTAGGCCGGCGAACGTCCCGGTGTCTGTCACGTACAGCGAATCCGTGACCGTCACCGCCCCGGTGCTATTGGACAATGCGCCGCGCAGGTTGCTCGCGCCGGTGACTACCAGATCGTCGGTAATGGTGAAAGCCCCTGTGCCGCTGGACACATTGCCGTCCACATCGAGCGTCGAATTGAATGTCACCGCGCCGTCTACGTCGAGCGCATCGGCGATGTCTACGTTGCCATCGTCTATGTTCAGCGCGTCTTGCCCATTTGTGCCGATGATCGTGAGGGCTTCATTCGCCTGATCCCACAGCAGATAATCGCCGGCGGTATCGCTGAAAAACGTCACGTCATAACTCGTGCCGTCCGCGCCCACCACCAACGCATCGGTGATACTGACCCCGCCTGTGCCGCTGCTGATATTGCCGTCCACATCAAGCGTGCCGTTGAAAGTGACCGCCCCATCTACATCCAGCGTGTCCACAATGTCTACGTTGCCGTCGGTCACGCTTAAGGCGTTCTGGCCATTTGTGCCGGTAATCAGCAAGGCTTCGGTGGCCTGATCCCATTTGAACAAATCGCCCGCCGTGTCGCTATAGAAAGTCACATCGTAGCTAGTGCCATCTACGCCGACATTCAGCGCATCGGTGATCGTGACCGCGCCGGCCGCACTGGTGATGTTGCCATCTACGCTCAGATCGTCGAGAGCCGTTGTGCCATCCACGTCTATATTGTCGGCAATGTCCACATTCCCATCATCCACGTTGAGCGCGTCCTGGCCGTTAGTGCCGACAATGGTAAGCGTCTCGTTGGCCTGATCCCATAGGAAGTAATCGCCGGCGGTGTCACTATAGAAAGTCACATCGTAGCTCGTGCCATCTACCCCGACGATCAAAGCGTCCGTGATACTCACGCCGCCCGTCCCGCTAGAAATGTTGCCGTCTACATCCAGGGTGCTGTTTAATGTCACCGCGCCGTCTACATCGAGAGTGCTGTTGAGGTTCATTGCGCCATTGGTGGTGAAAGTCCCGGCGTCAAAATCCCCGATCACGCTGGCGTCATCTCCGACATACAGGTCTTCCGACAAGCTAAGGGAGGTAAAGTTGGTATAGCCCTCCCCGCTGCCCGTTGCCGAGAAATTGACCGGCGCGGCGGTTTCCAGGGATTGCAACCGGACATATATGTCGGCCATATCCGGCGGCGGTTCAGGAATAGGGTAACGCGCTCCCAGGAAGCCCGCCGCCACAATCGCCACCGCGATGATGCACCAGGCGATATACTGTTTAGTTTTATCGCTCATTTCAACCCCCTTAGACGTTGTTCTTGTGCAAAGGCCGCCAATCGGCGACGGGTGCGCAATCATAAGTGGGGCTGAAGCGGTACGTCATCAGCCGCACCTTATACCGCCAGGTGTCATTAGAGAACACCGCACCGGAAGCCTCGTCGCCCGCCGTGATGATTTGCGGGACGCGATAGCCATTCACAAAAATCAGGAAGATCGCGGGGTGGAGTTGCGGGTCAGCGACTAACGCCCAATCGGTGACGTCCGTCCATTCCGGGACTTTCACCACGTCAAACGCCTGGTAATACGGGTTCACGTCGTTGTTGCCGGTGACGGGCTGATACTGGGAATTGCGGATTTGCAGCGCCGTCGTCTCCAGGTCCACCGGGACAAGCAGGTAGCGCGGTTCGATCAACAGCCGATTGCCGACACCCAACACCTTGTCGGTTTGCTTGAGCATCGCGGTGCGCGCTGCCCCGTAAGCCGTGAAGCTCAGGGCCGCCGTCAGGAGGTTGGCGTGGCCGCCCGCCGAGGTGAGCGCCGTCGCATTGAACAGCGCACCGGTATCGGTCAGCACCGGGCCGGTCGCCGTGTTGGTGGTAAAGACCGCCGCCACTTTCGCGCTCAAGGTGTTGTACCAGGCATTGGCGATCATCGTGGGGATATTACGCAGCGCGCCTACCTGGTCTTTCAGCATCGTTTCGAGCGTGACCCCCACGTAATTCCCGTGCTTCACAAAGCTTGCGGTTTCCTCGGCGTCGCTCATATCGGTTTGCGTGTAGGCTGCGCCTTCCGCCACAATGTCCAGGTTCGAGAAGCCGTACTGCCGCACCAGGGTCGTGTCGTTGATGTTTGTGACTTCTTCCTCACGGACAATGGGCGCCCACCATTCGGCGCGCGCGCTGTAAGCTGAGGCTAACATCACGTTCAAGGCGTTTTTGGTGATACTGCCCACGTCATTGGCCTCGGTCGTGCGGGGGTGCAAGGGGTCTTTGACCACCTGCGAGTACCAATCCAGCAATGGATGCAGGCTGTTGGAGCGGTAGGAAGGGCGACCGGCGCGGACATAGGAGTTAAACCACTCCGGCAACCGTTCCTTGACATAGTGCGCATCGTTGCTTTCCAGGGCGCGCAAGGCGCGCTGTCCCCACACGGCTTCCATAAAGCCGATAGCCCGTTGGTCTGACTCGTCGAGCATATATGTAAGCCCACCCAAGCCCGTCACGCGCCCCGAAGGGTCGGCGGCGGCCTGCGCGGCCTTTGCACTCTTGATGACCATATCCAACTCCTTGCTTTCAAAGGCGCGCCCAGAGAAGGCCGTCTCGACAATGCCGCGCGCGCCTTCCGGCAATTTCGCGGCGTCCAACCGTTCCCGCAGGAGCAGCTTGCACTCCAAGAGGCGTAGCCGTTCATCCGCCCGCTTTTCGTCGGTATGCGCGCGGCCTTCCGTCGCCTCACCGGTCAAGTCTTTGACGATGGTCGCTGCGATCTGTTGCGCGGCGGCGGCGGCGGCCTGTACCACTTCCGCCGGAGTCGCCTCCGGGCCAGCGTCGGCGATGGCCTGTTGCGCGGCGTCCGCTACCACTTGCGCGGCCTTTTCCGCGTCCGGGTTAGCGGCCTCCATTTCCGGCGCGCCGTCCACAGACGGTGCGGTTTTGACGCCCAGCGCGGCGAGGGTTTCCGCGACAATGGCGGCAATCATTGCTTTCAGTTGTTCTTCATCCATATTCATTGCCTCCCGTTTATTTTGAATGGCGGCAATTAAGCGGTTGAACCGTCCCCCCGCCGCCGGTTGACTTACAATGTCTACGCTCAAAACTTTCTCGAAGCCTTCGACCGTGTCATACTGCCGTCCCTCGATTGTCACCGGCAAGCCCTCGGTCGTGAAGGCGTCAATACTAAGTCCAATGTGTTGTAGGACTCCCAGGTTATGCGCGTCCAGGAGCTTTTGCGCGGCGTCGCCGTCTACGATTTTCAGCACGCCACACAAGGAATGCGCGGCGGCGTCATAATGCGGTTCGGTGATAATCCCCACCCCTTCACTCAGGAAGGAACGCATCCCGGCGCGCTCGGCAAATTCGGCGTCCGTCAGGTGATTGTCATAAGCCTTGCACCCTTCCCATAATTGCACGCTGTTTTTTAGGGCTTCCGCCAGATAGAGCCGCCCGTTTTTGCTGCGGACGTATTCCCGCCCGTGAACTGTGATCAAATCCGCGGGCGTGCTGGGGCCCAAAATCGTCACATCCCACACGCGCCCGGCGGTGTCGGGTTGCGGCGTCAGTTCCGCCTCGACATAGTGCTCGGTCGGAGTTGCTAAATTATGCATAGCGGTACAGGATTCCGTCAGCACAGTGTAGCAAATAGCAATCGCGGCGTCTTTGTCCTTGCCCGTCGCTTGCACTTGCTCAACGCAGGAATCCATCTTGCCCCATAAGTTTTCTGGTAAATTCGTGTACGGCATACAAACCCCCTAGAAACGCAAAAACGCCAGAGTGGACATTGTCCACTGCTGGCGTTTGAAAACCGCGCGTTTGCCTATCGGCTAATTTTTATGAAATGCGCTTCCAGATTTCTTTATCTTCAATGCGTGTTCCAAGAATAGCGAAAGTCATTCCGTTGTCAAGTGAGATAAATTTATTCAAATATCTATGCCTACCGTCTTCGTCGGCAACCACTTCCTCTTCTGTCCATTCCGCGATGGGTACATAGCTCTTTGGGACAAAACCATAGTCCCCCACCTCGGCCTGGAGCGCATCGTTCAGTAGTATGACGGCGTGAGCTTTATGGCGTTTTTCAGGTATAAACATCCCATCGGAATCAGTGCAGATTTCATTGACACCGAAATTAAGCACCGTCCAATCTCGCCCGTCAGAAGTTTTTCTGGCGATCATTTCCCTGAACTTTGATTCAAGTTTTTCTTTGTCGGTGCATATGAATCCGTATTTCATAATCCTATTGTATATCCGGTTTGGCGGGTGTCAAGGGGTTGGCGTTTTCCGTGATGACCAACCCGTTGATGCACACGATCTCGACGCGCCGCCCCTTCTTGAAGCGCAAGCGCCGCCCGTCCGCCGAGACCTCGCAGAGAATCCCCGCAATGACGCGGCCTTTCACCACTTGCCAGTTGTCTTCATTTTGCTTATTTTGGCGGTTCAATTCATCCCCCATAATGATTCAATACACCAATATGCCCTTCCCCACCGCGCTACGGGCTTCCTACGCTTGCGCTTTAGTGCGTTTTTATCGTTGTTTTCGGCGTTTCTTCCCCATTAGACTATAAAAAATACGCCATTTTTGACTGACTTGCCCCACTTGCCCGAAACGCGCGAAACGCCTGTCAAAAATTCCCCATTTAGACAGGAATAAACGGCGTTTTTTGCGCTGCATTCCCCACCGGCTTGCTAGAGTCGCCTAAAATGACGTACTAGCAGTTCTTAGCGCGTTGTCAGCGGTAGCCAGATTTGCACGGCGGCCGGCGCGCAGGGCAAGACGATCTCGCCCAGGTCGAACCGCTGTGCCTGCGTTGCGCCGTCCACAATGGCGACGGTGTAGACATAACTACCGCAAGCGGTTACGGCGACTTGAGACGGCGCGGCCTTGAGCCATTGCACGGTGATGACGTTGTGTTGCGCCCCTTGTGTTGCTAGTTCTAAAATGTTGCCGTCAAGGGTTAGGTAGGCAAATTGTCCGCTTGAGTTTCCGCCAATCCAGACAATATCCGGCGCGGGGGCGGCGGCTTTTAGGGGAGTGACGCATAGCAAAAACAGCGCAATCAGCAAAATAACTTTCTTCATACAATGCTCCATTTCTGTAGCTTATGAGTTTAGGACTATGTGGTACGTAATCCGGGCAAAATTCGGCTCAAAATCTTCTGTCAATTTAGCCGATTCTATGGCGGCCTGCTTGGATATATCAATCTCATCTGAGTTAAGCGTTTTTGAGATATTTAGCACCGAATGATGTTGGATGCGCGGCTCGCCAGTGGATATGCAAAAACCAAAGACTTCGATCTCAAAGTATGTTTTCATTTCTTCTCCCTCCGGTTTACTTCGGCTTGTATCCGCCCATCCAGTGATGAGCCGATAGGCCCGATTTCTTTGATGACGGTCGCCATACGACAGCGGCAACCAGCCGTTTCCCAAATAGCCCCAAGTGGGTCAACTGGATAGCGTAGTTCGGATGTGCCTTTCCCTTGTGTGTAAAGTTTGAACATACTTCCTACCGGGATGGGGTTGGTATGGTACTCCAGATGCGCCCTCAAGTGACTTTTCCGCGTGCGCCGGTCGCCATTAGCGATCCACGTCTTGAGCAAGCCTGTCAAGGTTCTGGCGAGGTCTTGCTGTTGCGCATAGTTGCTCAAATTATACACGCGTTGCAATTCCGTCCGCATATCCATCTCGGCTTTGGCGCTCACGCCACTCGCCACCATTTTGCCCTGCCTGACCTCCGACTTGCCAAAAGCGGCGGTGACGGCTTGCATCGCCTGAAAGGGCGTCGCCTGCCCCAGGGCGACTTGCGACACCTGCCGGGCGACGACAGCGCGCAGGGGTTCGGTAATGCCTTTGATGAGGGCCGGCGTGAAGTCTACCAGGGTGTTCAGTTGCGCGATATTGGGCGAAAAGAACACGCTTTGAAAGCCTATTTTTTGCAAGGGCAAGACGGCAGATTCACCCCCGGCGACATAGGCTTTTTTCGTGGAGTCTTGCGCGGTCGCCGTCATTCGGGCTTCGAGTTCCGTTATCAGGACTTCAATGTTTGCCAGTTGTTGGCGCGCCGCCAGTGCGCCGTAGGCCGTGTTGATGTCGGCGAGGCTCGCGTTTACCTGGCGGCGGGTTTCGTCAAGCTCGGTCAGGATGGCGCGGATCGTGGCGTCTTCCATTGTGCCGTACCGGGCGGCGATGGCGTTGAGAGTGGCGACGTAATCCTGTTTAGGCGTGGGCATATAACGCCTTTTCTACTTCATCACTAGAAATCAAACCAGCGCGCATCAGCACATATAGATCGGGGAAGGTGTCATCAAACTCAATCACAACACCGACGTTGTAATAAGCCCTGTAGTTTACGAACCTCCCATCATCGAATATCAGGATAACATTGTAGTCATCGGAGTGAAATTTAACCAGACCTCCAACCCCTTCACTCAGGAAGGAATGCAATTTAACCAGACCTCCAACGGCGTTCTCCTCAGACCCAATTTGTCTTTTCATCAATTCAAACACGGCTTTTGTGTACTTCATTGCGCTATTCCTCGCTCGTTACAAATTCACCGGATGCGTGATAGTCCCGCAATCTACCTAGAAAATTCTTGGGAACATCTGGAAGTGGCAGCCAATAAAAAACCAGTGGAGCGCAATTGAATCCGTGATTATAATCAAAGATACGCATATCGTGCCGCGCGCAGATCGTCATTTTGTCGGGGAATGGATTGGTGCGGTCGTCCCCGTCGTGCAAGCATAGCACGGGTACATACCAATTGGGCAAACTTTCATCCACAGAAATCCAGGCATCCATATTCGCTCCTGAGTTGCATTAAACCCTCGTAGCACTCCCGATCAAATCGGCGGCGCGGTCGGCGTCAATGCCGAAATATGCCATAAGTGGCGCATATCCCTCAGCGATTGCGCCGCCCTTGATGGCCTCCATACTGGTAGAATCCTTGTGCTTCATAATCACAAAGAAGCGTAGTTTGTACTCGGTATGAATATCGAATGAGCCTCTCAGAATGTCGGCATACTGCAAAGAAGCCTCGCTCGCTATCACTTCATAACCGCATTGGGTATATCTGGCAATGGCCTGGCGCACGGTTTCCCCACCCGTTTCAATGTTGGGTAGTTTTTGAAAATAGCCGCCCTCTTGAATTGAAGGCGCATCCAGCATTTGCGGCGTCAGTTCAAACATTCTCTCCTCCATCCGTGACCACCGCCTGCGTGTTAAAAAAGTCCTGCCAGCGCGCCGCCGTTTCGGTTGCCGGGGCTTCCGTGGGTATCGGCGCGGCGGTCAACTTCATCCCGAATTCGGCCATAAACTTCAGAATCACTTGCTGCGCCTGTTCATCGGTCAGCCAACCGCGATCCACTTCCAGCGCCAGGGCGGAAGTGATATTAGCCAGCGCCCCGGAAACGGCGGTCAAATCCGTGGCCGTCATTTCGGGCATAACGAGATCGAAGCTCGTATCCGCGTCAGGCACAGGCAGGTAGTACCCCGCGATGATGGCCTGGTCGCGGGCGAAAGTCAGGAAGTCCATCAGCATATTCTTGATCTCGCCTTGCCGATAAGCCAGGCCGCGCCAGGTGGGGTCGCCCTGCGCCTGAATGGTGCTGAGGCTGGCCCCCGTCGCGTTCCCAAACCACGCCTCCGGCTTGCCGAGCGTGCCGATGATAATCCGGCGCTGCTCCTGTAGCGTGGCGATACTGGCGGGCTGTTTGAGGTCGGGCGCAAACATCTGCCAGGATTCTTCATCGTTGTGCACCAATACACTGCCGCGCTTGGGTGGATTCTTGCCAAGTTGTTGCGCGCGGTCGGAAATCGCCTGAGAGTCGGCATTGTTCATCGTCACGTCAAAACTGAAATAATCGGCAAACAGTTCCCGCTCCCCGATGGCGAATGAGGTTTGATCCCATTGGTCGGACATATCTGCGGCGGCGATAGCGTCGCTGTAGCCGGTGGGTTGATTGCAGAAGGCGTTGGTTTTCACAAAGAAGCAGTCGCCGGTATATTTTTTCAGGCCGTAGTTTTTCAGTAGCTCGGCTTCCCACGGCGCGCGCTTGGCTTGCGCGGCAGTCTCGATTTTACCCGTATCCACATCCGGGCGCAAGACCCGGTAAACCCGCTTTGAGTTTTCCGGCATCTCCCAGGGTTGCGTCTGTACCCGCTCTTTGCAGACCACTGCCGCCATATTCAGGCCGTTGTCCGGGTCGGGAACGACTTGCTCGATTTCGATGGGATCGAGATAGCCTAACAATACCCGCCCGTCGGTTTTGCGGACAAACGCCGGGAAACATTGCGTACCCAACACGCCGAGTTGCAAAGCGAATTCCCCAACGTGGCGATCTAGTGCGTTGGTTTTCCAGAACGCCGTGAGGATTTCTTCCAGCGCCGGGTCAGGGGCTTGAATGGTGATTTGCCCGCCGACGGCATAATCCCGCGTGATTTTTGCATCGCGCTGGATGACGCCATTGGATTGCCATAAATCCCACCCGGTTTGCAGATTGTCAGCAAAGCTCACGCCGCCCTCGCGCCCGCCGCCTGCGCCGCGCTTGTATCCAAAGCCGCCCTTTGCCAAGCCGAGGGCGGCATCCGCCGGGTCGTCGTTGGCGTCGTTGTAGCCCGCCTCATAGGCGCGCTTGGCGCGGGCGTTCGCCTCCTCGACTTCGCGGCGGGATTGCTCAACCTCGCGGCGGGACTGCTCTGCCTGTTCCCATACTTCCTCCATATCCCTGCGCGCCGCTATCCCCAAAGCCCCTAATACTCGTTGTCCTAGCGTCTTGCTCGTTGCCATCTTCCCTCCCGTTGAATTCTATAGGCCGAATTATCTGGCTGTACTGGCGCAGCCCCCGCCGATCCACTGCCGCCGCGCAGCAACTCCGTCGCCGCCCATACCAGCGCGTCCAAGCGATTAGGGCTGGCATGACCGGGCTCCCATTGGCAAAGCTCGTCTTCCAGGCGCGGGAACATCCCGACGTGATGCCCGCGCCCTTGTTCGTAGACGGCGCTAATCGGTTCGGCGCGCACGGCCTTGCCCCGACTGGCTGATATTCTTTTTATACGCACGCCAGAATCTATGTTTTTAATTACTGTTTCCAACCATTCACCGCCATTGTTGTCCTCGACCACCAACACATCAGCGTCGCTCTGATAGTATAGCGTAATGGCTGCCCGCGCTTGCTGGTCGGGAGTTCCGTGCATTGTAGCATCATCGGTAATGTATAGGTGCTTTTTGTTGCCGATCTTGCTGGCTGAGGCTGCAATTATGCCGCAATCGTCAGAACGGCTTCCACTGGTGGTCGCCGGGTCCATCGCCACTACTTTTCTAATAATGTCATCGGGCAGTTTTAGCACCCTCCCTGAGTCCAGCCAGGCGCGCTTCCATAACGCCCCCGGCGCGTCCTCCACGTCCTCAGCTAGAATTTCTTGTCGGTAGGCCGTCTGTGTCATTTCCCCCACGATGTCGTTGAGCGCGTCTTTAGAAATGTAGGGGTTGTCGTGGCTCGTGAAATGAAAGGCCGCCCACCGCCCGGTCGTGTCCTGCGTGGCGCGTTGGTACAGTTTCGCCGCATACCGGGGGTCGTGCGCCTTGCTCACGCTGGCACTCCGCAGGCTCGGCGGCGTGTAGATGAACACGGCGTCCCCATTGTTGTCCAAGAGCATCGGGACGCCCACGACTACCCAGGCATCCTCATTCATCAATTGGAATTCGTCAAGAATCAGCACATCGGCATAATCGCCGCGCAGGGTGTCGGCGTTCCAAGCGGTTTTAGCCCGGAGACGTTGCTCGGTATGGGGGAGCATTATGACGTGCTCCGTCTCGTTTTTGTAAAAGACCTTCTGTGAAACCGGGTCGGCCAGCGCCTCGCAGACCTCAAACCAAAAGCGCGTGATTTGTTCGGCGGTGGGCGTCGCATATAAGACGCGCCGCCCGGCCAGGAACTTGTCCACCGCATAGATCGCAATGCCCGTCGTCTTGCCTGACCTGCGCCCGGCGCGGATGATTTTGCGCTTGGCGGGCGAGTCTATGAACGCCCGCTGCTTGGCGTGTGGCGGGCGTTGGTGGACTAGGATTTCATTCGCTGGCGGGTTCGTTGCGGTCATAGACTACCTTGAGGGTAATGGCGGCGTCGCCTTTCACGTCCACTTGTTGCGGCACTTTGCCAAACGCGATCTCAATGAACTGTTGTGCCGTGCGCTTGTCCTTCATCATTGCGCGCAGGACGATCTCAACATTCGTGACGACGTGCCCGTTGATTTCCGCCGGGTTGCCGTCCTTGTCGGTCGCGGTTTCCTGCGCAATTTGTTGCGCCAGGGCACGCAGGGCGTCAAACGACTTCGGCCTTCCCTTTCTGTTTATCCGTGGATCGCCTTTAGTGAAGGGCTTAGAGTTAGGAATCGGGTTGTTGCTCATAGACTGTTTTTTGACTGTTTGCAGTCGCCACTTTTACCGGCTGCAATCCCATATCGCTCAGGCGTTGCAACGTCACGGCGACGTATTCTGGCGCGATCTCGATGCCGCGCCCCAGGCGGCCTTGCCGCTCGCAGGCGACCAGGGTTGTGCCGCTGCCGAGGAAGCCATCAAAAACAACCTGGTTTGGTTTACTGGAAAACAAGATCGCTCGCTCCGGAACTTCTATCGGCTTTTCTGTTGGATGTTCGGTCTCTTTGTGTTTAGGAATATCCCACCAGTTCAAAGCGTGACCATCTGCCGGAAAATTAGAGATGTGCTTCCCTCTCACAGCATACGCTATTAACTCTGTCGCCCATGTCCAGTGTCTCTTTGACAATGACGGCATCGGGTTTGGTTTGCACCAGACGTTATAACTGCAATAAGCCGACCATTTCCACATCCATTCCCAAATGGTATGTACAAGCCACTGGCTTGTACATACGTAAACTGCGCAATCCTTTGCCATCACCTGTTCCAAAACCGGAAATAGCGTTGTGATATCAAAGTCGCGATCCCACTCCGCATCCCTTAAATCAGCCATCGCCTTTGACCTATCTGCCGCATAGTTGCGGCTTTCGCTTGCTACATTATACGGCGGGTCTGTGAAGACCATATCCGCCTTCTCTCCTCCCATCACCGCCCCCACGACCGCCGCGTCCGTGCAATCGCCGCATACCACGCGATGCACGCCCCGCGCCGTCTTTGACGGGATTTCCCACACGTCGCCCGTCACGACGCCCCACTTCGCTTGTAGTTCCTCAGCGCGATCTACCGAAACGTCAGCATCCACCGGCGCGGCCTCCGCTTCCCGCGCCGCCAACATTTCGCGCAGATTCGCCGCGTCATCATTCCAGCCGGCGAGGGTGTCGGCGTCAAACCCCCGCGCCTTCAACATTTCATCATCCCACCCGGAGAAGGTCTCCCAATCCCACCCGCCGCCGTCTTTGTTAGCGGCGATGCAAGCTTCATCCTCAATCGCCACGTCCCAACGGACGCGCCGGTAGTCATACTTTTCGCCGTTGTGAAGAACGTAACCCCGCGCCGTTGTGCCGGTGCGGGTCGGCGGGTCATAGGTTTCGGCAATGACGATCTGCGGGTTTGCGCCCAGGATGTCGAATACTGAGGAACGTTGATTCCCGCCTACCAGGTTGTCGGTAGTCTCGTTGTGGACAATCCCGCCCAGGTCGCCGAACCTGTCAAGGTCGGCGGCGAGGCGGTCATATTCCCGCTTGCTGATTTTGCGCGGATTGTTAGGTTTGCGTTTCATATTCCTCACACCATCCCTCAGCAATCAACCCCGCCGCGTCATCCGGCGCAACGTGGATAATGTCGCCAGCGCCGCAATAGTGCGGGCCGGCGGCGCTGTTGTAGTCCGGGTAATGCTTGCCGGGAATGAGACAGCGGAGCAAAACGAAGGTTTCGAGCGGTTCGCTCATTACAGCTCCTTTCCGAAGTTTTCAAGATACCACCGCGCGGCCTTACCGATCTCCCCTCCCTGCGCGGCAATGTCGGCAACGGTCTGGCGGCTGGCGTCAAACAGCGCGAACGCCCGCAACACCCGCGCGCAGGCCGTCAGGTAAGCCGCGCGCCATTCCAGAAAGTTGCGCGGGCGGTAGTACGTCACGACTTGCGCCAACGTCGCGTCGTCCAACGCGCTGAGCGGCTGGCCAGCGTGCGCTCCAATGGGGAGGAGGTGCGCTTCGGCTTCCAGAATGGCAGCGGGGATCATCGTTGGAATATCCCCCATTCTGTAAAGTTTGAAGTAGTGTGATTTGGGATTCTATATTCAACCGTAATCTCAAACGGCGTCCCGCAATAATCACACCGCTCGCCATTGGATAACGGCGCGCGGCATTGCGGGCATACGTGCGGCACAATGGTTTCTTTGCCGCGCTCAAAATCGTATGGCAAGTTTGGGAATTGAAGTAATCCGCCCCTATTGCGTGGCGGCGGCGCTGGTACGTAACCCATCAAAGCCCCCCCCTGATTCATAGCGATCCCCAGTGTCAACATATATGTGAAAAAACCAAAAACCAAAACAAATCATTTTTGTCCCAAACGCATCTAGGGCTATTTTTGGCCCAATATATTTATGGTCTTTTAAGAAATCTGCGTAAATCCCAAATTTCCTATTTTCCATCAAAGCCTCTGCAAATCCGCTAAAAGTTTATGTGACGCATTTTTCAGCGCTTCGGCTTCGGTATCGGCAATGACGGTCATGCGATAGCCGAGCAATGTGGTCGGACCGCCGACCACATTTCTAGCAGTGTATTTCTCGGTATACCCAGGTACAGATAAATCACTGGTTCGATATCCCATATCCTCCGCGCGGATATCACCACTTTTCAGGGCCGTTACGCGCCAGTGGTGAAAGCCAGGATCGAACTCAGGAGAATCGTTGGCGCTTTCGACGGTCGCCGGGCGATCCTTGAAATGTGCCGAATACCGTGCCGCAAAATCATCGGCTTTCGCTTTGGAGTCAAACACGCGCAGGAACTCGATTTCTTCGTAGTCCTGATAATATACTATGTAATATTCCATCAAAATACCTCCCCATCCGTCGCGTGTAAAATATCCCGCACGGCCTCCGCGACCGCGCGTATCTCCCATTGCGCCCCCTCAGCCGTGCGTAGCTCCAAAAAGTGCGCCCACCGATAGAAGCGCGCCGTCACCACAAAGCGCGTCGGCGCGGCATGGGGGTAGATGTAGCGCACGTCCTCCAGGTGGATGCCCAAGTGCAACAGTTGCGCTACGGCGTCCTGAATCACGGCGATGGTATCGCGGAAAATGTACCTAGCCGCCTCGCATTCCGCAATGGCGGGCGGCATAATCGCCAGGTCAAGATCGGGCATAACGTGCCGCTCGGACTCTTGCGAGTAGGACGCCGTTCTGTGCCGCACTTGCTGATGGGTCTCGACGCGGCTCACCCCGGAAATCTCAAAGGTCGCGCAGGCGTGCCGCAGCCGTTGCGCGGGCGTCAGGGCGTGGTACTCCACTTGCGGCGCGCCGTAAAACAGGCTGCGCAGGTCAGCGGCGGGATTGCGCTCGATTAAATGCCGCGCGTTGTAGCTGTGCAGGTATCCGCCATAGGCCGCCTCGCGCTCTTCATCCACGCCGCATACATCGAACACCGGCGTCAAGCGCAGGAAGCGGGCGTGCTCAAAGACCGACAAATGGCCTTGCGCGGCCAAGTGACCCAGGAACTTGAAGCGGAGTTCTGGGTCGCCCAATGCTGAGGCGTGACAGGCGCGGGCGGCATATTCGACCAGCCAGGACTTGTCCACGTCGCCGGGTTGAATGGCTAATAGCTTGACTTCCATCATTGCGTCCCTACCTTAATCCGCTTGACGAACCACGCCATTGCTGCGCGCAAGATATGCCGTAAAAAATTTACCATAGCCGTTTTATTCAGGGTCAGGCAAATCCAGCGCCGCGCGCACGAAACAGTCTTTCGCCTCAAGTAGTTTGCGCATACCGGCGCTTTTCTCTGGGCCGTCCGGCAGCTTGTCTTCCATAAACTCGGCGAGAGTTTTAATTGGCGCGCTAAATCTTTGCAATTTCTTGGGTAAGTGTGCAAATTCAAAATACCTCGTAATTGTGTTTGACATATTTTCTATCTCCTGAGTTTCCCACGGATTTATGATTATTATGAACCCCTCGTTTTTTGATGGGCGTGTACTACAAGATCGTTCGTCCCACGCCATAGTATCATTACTTACCATAGCAGCTTAACAAGTACCATTACAAACGGGACTGATATCAACAGTATAACCTTTAGCGAGTATGAGAACTCCACATTCCCAACATACCCAATGGAAAACACTGCCGACATTGAAACAAACCACGTTAAAAATATTAAAATCTCTATATTATTTTGGCGTGCCGATTTGAACAGCATAGACGGTAGCTTGCGCCCTCCACCCTTACCGGGAGTCGAACCCGCATCTGCCACACCCCCCTCGTGTGCCTGTGTCACCTACCACAGCGCGCCAAAATTTCACCATAGCAGCTTCCTTCCCCAACTCACCACGCACGCGCAGTAGGCCAGAAACGCCACTATATACCCCACGCGCTTCATCGTCGCCGAAAGCGCAGGCGCAGGCCGATGATGCGCTGCCAGGCGCGCCAGTAAACGTCGGTGCGCACTTGTTGGATTTGCCGCGCGCGGTTGCACCAGTCGCACGATCCGTGATTGTGACATTCCCCGGAAAGCAGCTTCCCCTTGTCGGTCTTGTGTTTCATTCCAGTTCTCCATACAGCGCGGGCAACGACCGGCAACGGTGAGCGTAAAGCACCGGCGACAAACGCGCATCACGCCATTGCCGCCATTCTGACGCGGTTGACCCCCACGCCGATCCCTACCGCCGCAAACGCCGCCGCCAGCGCCAGCAATGCAGCGTCCCTGTCCGGGGCGGTGCATAACGCGGCAAACGCCGCCATTACCAACAGGCCGCCGGCTACTAGGCCGACGCTTTCCGGCAGTTGCGCCGGCGTCGCGCCGTTATGCGTGCGGTGGTACAGAAGGCGCGAGCCGAGATATCCCGCGCCGATGAAGGTAGTGAACTTCCAGATCATAAATGTCGCCATCCTTGCGGGTTGTTGAGCCGGTGCTCTTCCAGGTGTTGGGCAACTACCAATTTAAGGGAGTTGAGCTCGGACTGCGTCAAAGTGATTTTTTGCGCGTTGGCGTTCACCTGCTCACGCAGCATATCCCCCAGGTTTTTTAGGCCAAGCCGTTGAGTTTCGCGCAGGTCGTCCACCGCCCGCCGAAAGGCGGTAATACTTTCCTGGATTTCGCCGAGTTGATTGTCCAGCTCGGAAAAAAACAGTGGGATGACCTCATCGAGGCGCTTGCCGTTGTCAGACATTGTGCTACCGTGTCAGCTTTTCGCCGGTAGACAGGACGCGGAACAGCACCGTCAGCGCGCCCATCACGAGGGCGGTGATGGCGGCGGCGGTAAAGTCGCCGGCCTCAAAGAACGTCACCAACAGCCCCGCGACGCCGATCAAGAATTCAAGAACTCCGAGCCAGACAGTTTTCGACAAATACCATTTCATCGTCACACCTCACAATTTCAAAAATGCCCCGGCGATATCATCCCGACAGCGCCGGGGTGCGCGTTTCCGCGACAGAGGAGGATATCACAATGTACCCCTAAGTTCATTGTAAGGGCAATTTTGGCGCGTGTCAATATTGCGTCAGTTCAAAATACTCGCCCTCTATCTGTTCCCGCAACATACCCCACATACTCACGGCTTGCTGGTCGTAGCCCCACACTGTCAACCAACATCCTTTGGGATTGCGCAGGGCTTTAAATCCGCCGCAACTCTCGAAAAGATGCACGTCGGTAAAATAGACATACAAGTTTTCCGGGTGTCCAAAATCATTATAAGTGTACTCCGGAACAGTATTGCCATCCATTGACTCCCACGGCGGCATATCATCTATGATGCGCTTTAGATCGTCAATCTGCGCGTTTAATTGAAATTCAAGATTTAAGAGCATAATACACCACCAGAATACCCGCTACGGTCGGATCGTGTCACTGGGACGCATATCCAGCCACGAATTTATATTACAGGTCATTTTATACCTACTCGGAAAGCGCCTCGGCTTGCGGGTGTTCCCCGCCGCCGCGCCGATAGGGATACAGCGGACAAGTCTTGACGGTGCACACAAGACCTCGTTTGATTGCCAGTTGCAACAATCCAGACAGCGACGGCGGATGGCCTTGAGGGGCGTTAGTTCTACCACCTCAAAGCCCTTGTCAGTGCGGATACGGTGTTTAACGGTTAAGCCAGCCATAATTTTTCCTCCCTAACGAAAACCGCCTTGCGAGTGCTATATACCCGGTTGCGGTTGCCTCGTGAAAGGCTCGGATACATAGCACTCGGAAAGCGGTTTTAATTTTGCACGAAATGCGCCCGCAACGGCGACTATCCTCAGTATAGCCGCAATTCCCGCGCCGTCAATACTCAATATGACATTCGACGCCGCAACCGTGACATTCGACACTCGCCGCGCCGCGCCGCCGGTGGTACGCTTGCAAGCAAGATTCCGCGTCAATTCGGCGCGGCTTATGTAAAATCAAGGAGGTGAATGGCAAATGAATCCACAGGTCGAGAAAAGCAAAACGGGTAATGGCGCGGACACCGGCGGGCCGGCCACCCGCCAGGAACGCGCGGCGGAACTAACCCACAAGGCGCGCCAGGCTATTACGCTGGCGCAACTTGAGGACGAACCGTTGGCGGGGCAGTTGCGGGAACTGGCGCAACTGCTCATAAACGTGGCGGTCGCAATTTTGCAGGGGGAAGACGATGAACAAATTTACTAATCCGCCTGCTCCACTATGGCGCGATCCCACCTATTTCGGCCTGCGTATTTGGTCGGTCTTCGCAATGGCGGGCACGGTGATGTTCGGGGCGCAGGGCTTCGCCGTCACCAATGGCGGCGTTCTACCGGCGGCCTGGGTAGATTATGCGGTACGTTGGGGCGCGGTATTGCTCGCCCTCGGTTGCAACGGCGGGACTCTGGCAGTTGTCACCGAAGTTTGCCGCCGGTACGCAGAGCATAAGGCGGTGCGCCTGGATTACATCGGCGTGGCGATTTCGTTTGTTGCTTCGGTGTTTGCGTGGCTTTTGGCCCTTGCGCCGATGCAGGCATTTTGGGCGATGGGAGTCCTGGTAATCACGGCCTGCGCCGATGCATATGCCACCTACGCTGCGTGCGGTCTGTACAAAGCCGAGTACGCTGCCCGGATGGAGCGGTGGTATTTGGCGAAAGAGGTATACAACCGGGGAGACTGGGTAGGAGCGTGGCGGGTATTGCAAGGCGCACAACTGTCAAGCAACGAGGCGCAACTTCGGGCGCAACTACAAGCCGCGCAGTTGCAAGCCGCGCAACTGCAAGCGCAAAACCGCGATCTCAATGCGCAACTGGACGCCGCCGACGCGCAACTCAAGGCGCAGTCTATTGCGGACGCGGCGCACCCTACCGACACACGCGGCGCAATCCTGGCGGCCTATCGCCGCAACCCGCACGCCACAATGACGGCAGTGGCGCAACAGGTCGGGGTATCACGGCAACGGGTAAGCGCCTTGTTGGGCGAATTGGAAGCGGCGGGCGCAATCCGCCGCAATGGTCAAATCACGGTATTGGAGGGTGAATGGTAGAGAAATCAGTTATCAGAGCAGTGTCAATTCCAAAAGAATTAGCTAATCGGCTTTTAAAATTCGCTCACGACAATCGGCGACCCATTTCCTGGGTGGCGCAAGACGCCATCAAAGAATATTTGGATAGGAACGAGAAGCCGACAAATCAAGATAATGAGCAAGGAGAGGAGCAATGAAGCAAGGTGTAGCTTTCGGCACATTGGTCGCGCTCTTGTTGGGCGGCCTGCTTTTCGGGTTGCGTGGTTGCGCGCAGCTTGTCGAATCCGAAGGCCGCGCCCAGGCCGTCGCCATCGCCGCCGAAGGGCAGCGGGCAATTGATGAGGCCATCAGCCGTCAGATGGATGCAGCGACGGCGGCGGTTGTCGCCGATACCCGCGCGGCACACTCGTCATTGCCTTGCATTGTGCCATTCGTGACTATCGGCGCGGTGTTGGCGCTGGTGGTAATTGGGCTGGCGGGCGCACTGGTGTGGCAACAAGCGCAACTTAAGGCGCTGGCCGCGCAACTGCGCCAGGAGGGGGCGCAATGATCGGCATCCTGGTAGCCATTGCGATGGGCGCGGCAGGCGCAACAGTGCTTGACTTTATCGGCAACACATCGGTTGCGCTGGTATGTGGCAAAGAGGCGTCCGTTGCGGAGGGCGCAACGGACGCGGCGCAACCCGTTGCGGAAACGTCTACCCCAGACAAGCCGCAAGGCAAAGACAGCGAATTTCAATGGATGTGAGGGATAAATGTTCACGAGCATACGCAAAATATACGAGGAAGAGCGCACCGATGACGATGTCTGGCGGGCATTGCAATTCAGTTACACCCCCATGGCGGACTGGAAACGATATTGTGAACTGCGGCAAATCTACTCTGTGATCGTTGCATACAATATGATGATGACTGAAAAAGATTGCTACACGCGAATGCAAGACGGAATGCAATGATTGGGGAGGGTGCTTTTGGTGGATAAGATCGATCTTCTCAGGCAGACCGCCGAGAATGTCCGGCAGGCCATTTCACGGGGCGACCTACCCCGCCCCCGGCGTGCTAAAGCCCCGGATTATTCTGCTGGGCCACGCGCCGGCGTGTTGCGCATTGATGCCGGGATGGAAACCGGAGAGTTGTTAGCAGCTTTGCGCAACAATGGCAAAGCGAAGGCGCGGCAGGTAGTGCCCGAAGTGTGGCTAAATCACGGCGAGCCATCCGTGTATATGTCGGGGCGGGCGTGTTGTCTGGAAGCGGCGTGGCCGAAGGCGCTGCAAGTCGAGCGGGTAAACCTATCGGCTATCGGGCAGTACCCACAGACGCCCGGCGCGTTTGTGTTGGGCCCGGACGACCGGGGCAAGACCGTCACGCTAAAATTCACGCAGCAAGTCACTCAAAACCTACTCTTGGCGGGGATGTCGGGCAGCGGTAAGACCACGACCGCCACCTCCATTGTGGCGCAACTGGCGCGCAACGAACCGGGCGCGCGCTTTGTGATCGCCGACGGTAAGGGCGATCTGGCGCATCTGGCGCAACTGCGCGGGCTGGTCGGGCCGTACGCCGCCACCAATGGTGAGATTGTGGCGGCACTGCGATGGGTCACGGCGGAAATGGCGCGGCGCAATACAGGCGGGGCGGCTAAAGAGCGCCCAGTGTATGTGGTATGGGACGAGCCACAAGACCTGCTACTTAATGACAAGGCGCAGGCGCAGGCGTTTTTTAGCGTCGTTTCCAAGTGTCGGTCGGCCAATATCCACATCATCCTCAGCACGCAAAGCCCTAAGCAAGAGTTGTTCGGCGTCTCAATGACGCGCGGGCAATTCGGGGCGTCCGTATGTCATCTGGTGCGCGACCGCCACGAAAGTGAGGCGGCCATCGGCGATACCGAGCCACGCGCCGACCATCTCACCGCCGAGGGGGATGCGTATGTAGTCGCGCCGGGATTGATGGAGCGCGTGCTGATTGCCTATCCTGATTCATCCCTGGTGGATAGCGTGATGGGCGGCGTGCCAGACCTGGATGCCTGGCCGGTGGAGTATAACGATCTCCCCGGCGCGCCGTGCCTGACCCCGGAACAAGCGGCGGCGGCGCTGTGGGTCGCCCAGGGCAAGCCCTCCCGCGAGGCGTTGCGGGCGGCAATGGCAACTGTCGGCGCGGCTTTCACTAATGCCGATTATGCCAGTCTCAGGGCTTTCGGAGCGGCGGCGGCGGCGGCTTATGCCGTCCTGAGTAGTCCGTCCGCTGAATCAGACGTATAGGATCGCCAAAAGCGGTATTTTTATGGGCGTTTTTCAACGGACGGACGGACAAAAAGGAGAAAAATGGAACGGATGATCATTGGCGGCGGCGGGGCTTACCAAAAGCAGACTGTCAAGAGCGAGGTACTACAGCCGATCTTGCAGGTCGGGGTGGCTGTCCTCGCTATCGGCGTAATGACGGCGGACATTATCGGCTTTCTCTGGCTGATTCAACCCACTGCCGCCATGCTGTTTTTCTGGCCGGGTGCGGTATTTTTCGCATGGCGGCGCAATATCCGGGGCATCGCTATCTGCATCGCGGCAGCGCTCATGACGCTGGCGGGCGTGTTCTGCCTGGCGTGGCCGTTGTACCCGGAGGGCGAGGCGTGGGCGTGGGCGCGGGTGGTGCTGATTCCCGTCACATTGTTTTTGCCAGTCGGCGGGTATCACCTGGTCAAGCGAATGATCACTGACGCGCGTCACCCCAACCTGGCGAACTCGGTGCGCGCGCGCGCGGGCACTCTGGCGGACGGGGAAGTCAGGGATAAAATCGAGAACACCTCCCAGGACAATGGCCCACAGGAATTTGACTGGCAATAGCCGAGAGAACACTTAAAACCAACGGCCTGGAATGCGTCCCAGGCCGTTGTTTTTGCGTATGCAACCCGGCATCCCTACCCCGTTACCATTGCACTGGCTGATATGCAAATGACAATCGCGCATTTCTCGCAATTTAAATTATCGGACATTTTCGGACATTTCTGAAAATTGGTCGAAAACTCGTCCGAAAAACTATTGACAAATCATATAATGGGTATATAATATTTATAGAGTTAAGAACAAAAGTAAAAATACAGGGGAGATGACGAAATGACAGCGCGGGAAATCTATATACAAGAATCAATAGATATGATCGAGGAGGCCCTGTCATACTCAGCAGGCGAGGTGTATTTGCATCCGTGTTGGGTGCGCGGAATACGCACGAAACTAAAGAAGTTTGGATACGTCATCAATGACTTTGTCGGAATTCACGACAATACAAACCAACATTGGGTAATCGTATCAAAGAAATAACAGCTACCGGGATGGCAGGCTCACGGCCTGACGGCGGTTCGTTACCGCCCCACCCCTTCACCTGCTGCCCTGGGCGGCGCAGACGGTGGTTCGACTCCACCCCGGCGGGTATCAATCACAGGCGCGGACACTCGCAGACGCGCGCGCAACAGGCCAGGGCTGCGGCTGGCAATGGAGGAATGAGAAAATGTATAAAGGCTATACGGTTACTGAAGAAATTATACACGACTACGAACACCCGGAGACGGCATTCGTCTTGTCTGCGCCGTGCGGATGCGCGGCTTGTGAGGATGAGGTGCAAGCCGGCCATTTCGCTTGCAGCACATCACCGGAGGAACTACGGGGCGACCCAGAAGTATTTCCGCGCCTGGAAAATGGACGGTGGTTCTGGCAGTATTACGGTTCTATTGAAAATGTTGATTCATTTTTGGAGGATGGCGATGAAAATCAATGTTGAGCGGCTCAATGCCGCAAAAACGCGAACTGGAATGAATGTAAACCTGCGCGAGGCTAACCTGTACTGGGCTGACCTGCGCGAGGCTGACCTGCACTGGGCTAACCTGTACAGGGCTGACCTGCGCGGGGCTGACTTGCGCGGGGCTAACCTGCGCGGGGCTAACCTGCGCGAGGCTGACCTGCACTGGGCTAACCTGTACGGGGCTAACCTGTACGGGGCTAACCTGTACGGGGCTAACCTGCGCGGGGCTGACCTGTACAGGGCTGACCTGCGCGAGGCTGACCTGCACTGGGCTAACCTGTACAGGGCTGACCTGCGCGGGGCTGACCTGCGCAGGGCTGACCCGTACGGGGCTAACCTGCGCGGGGCTGACCTGTACGGGGCTGACCTTAATTTACAATCCCACGACCTGCTGTCCGAGCTTATGCGCCAGGCGGCCGGCGATGACCTCGCCAGGTTACAACTCGCCGGGCTGCCGCTGGTAACGCGGAACTGGTGCTGGCAGGAATACCTGGCGCTGGAAGTTGCGCCAGAGTTGCGGCGGTGGGTACTAGAAATCCTCAGGCCGTATGTCAATGATGACGCGCCCGCACTATTGCGGCGCGCGATCCGAGAAATGGAGGAATGATGAAAACAGCAAAACAGCATAACTTACCCGCAAGCTCCGCCCGCGACGCGGCGCTTGAAGAGATTCGCCAGTTGGCGACGGAACAGGGCTTGACGTTCTCGCCCGGCTTCACCGGCCTGGTTGACTTGGCGTTTAAGTTGGCGCGGGCGTGGCTGCGGGGAGAGGCGGTGGTGGAAATCCGCAAGGCTCCCCACCCTACCGACGAGGCGGCGCAATGAACGCAAATTGGTGGAAAAGCCGCGCGGCGCGCGGAACTAGCGGGGACATAGTCTATGACATTCTCGGAGACTTCGAGCGTTTGGAGAATTGCGCGAAAGCAGTAATTCGGCTGCGCGATCTGGTAACTCAGCATACGTCATCAGAATCCCCAGACTATGCGGCATTTAGACTGGCGCACGAAGAGTATGCGGCAAACATAGAAGCGCTCAGGGCTTTGCTTAAAGACGAGGCGGCGCAATGACACCCACCCCGAACCGCGCCCGCACGCCCCTACCCGCCTGTGGAGACTGCCAGGCCTGGCGCAAGACTGCCGGGTGCGGGCATTTGGCAGCGGGTACGCAATGCTTACAGCGGCGACGGGTACAGGCGGAACTCCCCACCGTCAGGGAACAGGTCGAGGGCGGGGAACAGTTGGAATTGATGGAGGTGAAGGAATGAAAGCATACATCGTTATCGTGAAACAACCCGACATTTTGACACCGCGAGTATACCGCGTGGTGGCGCAATATCCGCAAACTGATGAGCAACTAATAGCGGCGGGAGCAAACATTGTACCAGAACGTGGTGACGTGGTCACAACGGAAGCCGTAAGCGATGCACTTGCAAGCATCGTAGACGGACGGTGGTTAGAGGTGGAGCGATGACGCCGCGCCCGTTTTGGCTGTTCGCTATCTGGCGCAGTGGCTACGCAGACCTGCGCGCTGCCGAGATGACCCACGATCCCGTTATCGGCGCGCTGGCACTGGCGCGGGGGACACTACTCACGGTGCTGCTCCGCCCGCTCTGGCGGTGGGTAAGGACGTACTAAGTAGGCGCAATGTACACGTATAAAGATTTTGTGACCGGCAAGCCAAAGCGCACGCGCGGGAGGTTCGCCGGCTGGACTCAGCCGACGGGGTTGCTCCAGGTGCGGTATGCGATTTTCCGTAACCGCTACTCCGATATCCTGGTTCCGGAATATTGCCTGACGCCTGAGACGCGGCTGGCGGTGGAGGCGATTACCGCCGCCGAGAAACTGTTGGCGGCGGATAATGGCGAGCTTGGGCGATGACTACCTACCAGAAAGGCGATGCTGTGATAGTCCGCACGCCGGGCGGGTTGTGGCCGGGCGCGGTGGTGGGGTATACCGAGACCGGCAAGATCGAGGTGTGCCTGAAGCGCGTCACCGGCCGCACTATGCGCTTTGAGACGCATTGGGTCTGGCCTGACGGCGGGCGGGGAGTGTACTGCCTGCCGTCAG